ATTTCAGAACTTAACCGATTAGTTGGTGTAACATCTGGAATACAGACACAGATAAACCTTAAGGCTAATATAACATCTCCTACATTCCTTACATCTGTAATTCTTCCCGCCACTACTTACTTCCCTGCATTGGGAGTGATGAGTTTTAACTCCGGTGACGTTACCTTAACTCATGGGTCTAACCTACTTACCTTAGACGGGGGCGACCTTGCCTTGGGAACAAATAATATCACCCTCACGGGCTCCCTGGGCGCAACCGGGGGCAGAATACTGAAGGGGTGGATGACTAACTTAGAGATTACCAACCTGCCTACTATAAACGGGGGCACTCTTGCAACTGCACTTGGACTTAATGTGTCTAATTGGAATACGGCATATAGTTGGGTAAGCACCAATGGGGCTAATGCTGTTACCGCATACGGGTGGGGCGACCATGCGGGTCTTTACCTCCCACTTGCAGGTACCGCTGCTGCGGTTACGGGTTTTACCCCCGCATCGGGGTCGTTAACGTTATCGGGGGCAGATGCTATTACCCTTTCAACTACGGCTGTTACAAGCGTTACCCTTCCCACATCGGGAACACTGGCTACAACCCAAAACATAAACGATAGCTTAGATGTTTATATGGCTGCCGCCGCTACGGGGGTGGCTTTGGAAGATAGCACAACTGTATATGTTACTCCGACACAGTTAAGCGACAGCCTTGCATTAATCTCATCAGTAACCGGATATGAGCCTGATAGTATCATTGTTAGCACAGGTGATGCTATATTGTATAGTGGGCCAGATACATTAAATCCATACATACCCTATGCTGACAGGGAGTTAGGGTTAGCCCTTGCCGATTCTACGGGGACAACATCGGGCACCTATGCTACGGGTAGTGACTATTTAAGAGGCATTTATTCTACCAAAAATACTGGTACGGTGACGGATAACGTTGGTATTACGGCAGCCATGTTACATAGGTTTATATGTTACTCTGAGGCTGCTGCTACGGACATTACCGCTGATCCGCAGATAGCCAATGGAACACAAGGACAAATTATAACCATTATAGGATTCTCTGATGCTAACTCTCTTACATTAGATGATGGTGCAGGGCTACGGCTGTCCGGGCAAATGGTGTTAGGGATTAGTGATAGTATTACATTAATGTATGAGACTACGATAGGGGACTGGATAGAAATTTCGAGGACAAACAACTGAGGATGAAAAATATACTAACCACGCTTTTACTATGTATTTCCCTTGTTGTTGGGGCTGCCACCCGATATGTGGCCACAACGGGAAGTGACGCAGCGGCAGGAACAATAGATGCACCGTGGGCAACGTGGCAATATGGGTTCAGTCACATAGTGGCAGGTGATACGTTATATATCAGAGGTGGCACCTATCAACCCACAGGCACATCGGCAGGAACACCGTTCAGTACCGAGTATTGGGGTGGAGTGGCAATTAGGAACACTGACGGCACGGCCTTGAATAGAATTGTGGTAATGAACTATCCGAGTGAAAAGCCCATACTTGATGGAACAAACATAACGGCGGCACAAGGCTCCATTGGTAGCAGATTTGGAATCATAATGCGCAACTGTGAGTATTGGCACATTAAGGGACTTGAGGTAACGGGGGTGTTGCAATTCCCAACTGAGCTTGGCGTTGGGGGAATAAGGCTCATGGAGGACTGTAACCATAATATTCTTGAACAGATAGTATCTCACGATAACGGGGGTTCTGGAATTACGTTAGTTTATGACTGTACCGATAATCTTATCTTAAATTGTGACAGCTATAATAACATAGACCCATATTCAACCCCTACCGCATATAATAATAGCGACGGCATAGAAATAGCCGAGATAGCAGTGGGCATGACAAATACCGTTAGGGGCTGTAGGATGTGGGGAAACTGTGATGACGGTATGGACTTGTTTGATAACGAGGGCATTGTGGTCATTGATAGTTGTTGGGCATTTTATAATAGTAAGCCCGCAGGCCCATACGACGCCAACGGCTTTAAGTTGGGAAGAACCAACAATACACATGGAACCGTACGAAGGGTTATTACTAACTCGATAGCGGTAGGCAATCAGGCTGATGGGTTTACCACCGGGGGTGATGCTTATTGTGATATGGATATGTTTAACAATACAGCAATAGCTAATAAGTATGGGTTTATGTTTTATTTAACAACCCCTGCCGACTGTGGTACCATTACAGTTAGAAATAACATAGGATATAATAATGTTGACAACTTCAGGCATAAGTATGCCCCGATGGTTGTTGACCACAATAGTTACGATAGCGACTTTCAGACCGATGGGCCCGGGATATCTGCTGCCGACTTTGTTACCGTAGATACTCTTGGATTAAGATACTCAAGAAAGTCCGGTGGATACCTGCCGGACATTTCCTTCGCAACATTGGATGCTACATCCGACATGATAAATGCTGGAGTAGACGTGGGGATAGCCTACGACAGTGATGCACCCGACCTTGGCTATATAGAATATGTGTCAGAGGCACCGCCTGCATCTCCCCTTGTTTCAACAACCACGCCATATAATGTAAGCATAAGAAATGGCACAGGAGGGGGAACTGTCACCTATGACGGAGGGGGAAGTATAACAGACAGGGGGATTTGTTGGAGTACTTCTGCTGATCCCGAAACAACCGATAATAGCATAAGTAGTGGGACGGGATTGGGATCGTTTACCGCAGCCATAACCGGATTAGCAGCCAATACCACGTATCACATAAGAGCCTTTGCTACCAATGAAGTGGCAACATCTTATGGTGCAGATGTGGAGTTTACAACGCCTGTATCTGCAAGCTACCGATCAGTTGGAGGTAAGATTTTGTTTATCGGACATAAAGTTTCGAGTAATGTGGCGAGGATACCCGTTTTTCCACAGATACTTACGGGTACAACGGATGGATATGTTACCAATGTGGGAAGCGTAGCCGTTACAATGCCCACGGGGGTTGCGGCAGGGGACTTGATACTGGTCTTTATTGGCAACAGATATGGCTCAGTATTAGCAGTCAACACGGGGGTGAGTGGAAACAACTGGAATATAGAACATCAGACCGTTGCAACGGACAATCCTACGGCTGCTATAATATGGAAGATAGCCGAGGCATCTAACGCACTAACGCTTACTATTACCCCAAACGGAAACTGCAACTATGTAGCATATAGAATATCAGATTTTAACGCCGCAGACCCACTAACCGTTACGGCAGGAGAGATAACCGTAGCGACCAATTTTGACCCTCCGGCTAATCAGGGCGCATACGGAACCCTTAAATATCTATGGATGGGCTGTGCCTATTCTGCTAACGCCTCAGCAACAGTAGCCCCCACTGACTTTGGTGATCTATACGTCAATGACTATAATGGTGACAGTCAAAGTGTGGCATGGAGGGAGTACGAATATGGTAGCAGTTATGATCCGGGGGCGTTTACGTCACCCGGGGGAACGTACATTGCTCTCACCTGTATAATTAACCCTATCGAATGAAGAAGCTAATTACTATACTATTATTTATGTCCCTTGGATTTGCCGTAGCAGCACAGGCGGTGGTTACAATCGAGGGGAAGGACACCACCATAACCGGAGCCGGGGGCTATGCTATTACACGAACGTCGGCTATACTCCTTAGGTTCTTAAATAACATAGTCCTATACACCTACACAGAAGACCCTATAGTTAACTGTGGAACGAACGACTACACCATAGGGCAATCCACAAACCTAAACGATGCCGTTATTAAGGGCAATAGGGTTACGTGGACATCTGCAACTGAGACGGGAAGCACGCATGGTCTGATGGCGGGGTATAACACTGGCTATGATATTGCATACAACTATATTGACTCAACTCAGTATGGAGTGACACACGAAGGTGGATATCCCAACCACACGTCAATGGACAACTCCACGGGAGGTATCTATTACAACATATTTAAAAACAATAACTTCAGCGTCATTGAAAAGGGGTATGCAGGTACACGTATTTATAATAACACCTTCTACACCAATAAGAACGAGTTTTCAACGTTTATAGGGATTAAGGAGTCAGATACAGGGGGTATAACAGAACCATATCCGGTAACCAGTGGCACTAAAGTCTTTAACAACATCTTCTATAATGATGGCACAACTGCATTTCACGCCATATCAGTGGGCGAAGCCACAGACGACACCCCAGAGGAGATGGATACGGTTGGGCTTGAAATTGATTACAACATTTATTTTTATGAAAATAGCGCTAATAACGAGCCAACCTTCGAGTTTAACGGAGACAGTAAGACGTGGACGGAATGGAGGGCGTTAGGCTATGACGAACACTCTGTTATACTTGATCCTCAGTTTGTAGACTTCATAGACCTTGTTCCTGCATCCAAAGACCTAATTGATATAGGCACTAACTTGGGCACTGAGTTTGATGATGGTCTTTCGACTACAGCAACGTGGGTTGCAGGCGTTACCCCTACGACTGAAGTTCAGGGTGACTTATGGCAAGTGGGGGCAAGGGTATATGAAACAGACGTAATATACTCAGCAACCTATTATGTGTCAACCACGGGGAGCGACGATAACCCCGGCACCTACGCACTACCATGGGCTACTTGGGGCGAGGCATTCAACTCTGCCTCGGTACAACCCGGAGATACCGTTTACTTCAGGGGCGGTGTTTACTCAATGACATCCGATAACCTTGCCTATCCTTATAGTGAAGGATCGGGGTATAACGTAGGTCGTGACGGCACAATAGGGGACACCATAAGGTATTGGGCCTACCCGGGCGAAACACCTATATTAGACTGTGACAACATTAGCTTAGCAAGTGGGTCTAATAGGGGCATTAACGGTAACGATATAAACTATGTTCACTTTAAAGGACTAACGGTTAGGAACGTTAATCAATCTGCGGCAGGGAATAGCACCTATGGGTGGATAATAAACGGGGACAACTTAAAGGTTGAAAACTGTGAGGTATATAATACCGGAGGTAGGGGGTTTTACTCTACGGGTCATGAGGTATATTACCTAAACTGTGACTCACATCATAACTGCGACTCACTCACAGCGGCACTCCCGGGTAATGATGGTGTGGGATTTCAGAACACCGACCTTACAAATGCTGATGGCAGTATTTACTATTGGAATTGCAGGGCATGGATGAATGGTGACCAAGGCTTTTCTGCTGTTTCAATAGGCTACTTAGAGTTTGACGGATGTTGGTCGTTTAATAATGGACTTTATCAGGGTGAGGGACATGGGTTTAAAATGGGTGCTGTAGGGCTTGAGGGTGAACAGCCTGAGTTTGGCCCGCTGAAGAGAAAGTATACAAACAACGTTGCCGCATTCAATAGGGCTAATGGATGGACAACCAACGACAACACAAGCTATCTGGCCAGAACCATGTATGTCTATAACAACATTGCTTACCACAATGGCTACCCTACGGGATGGGGAGGATTGGCTGCGGGGTTTGTTATTTACAATACGGCTTCGATTGATGCCGAAGAGTTAGACCGCACCTACCACAATAACATTGCCTACGGCAACGAAGATGGCGACACCTTTATTCCCGCCGGGGCTTTATATACCCACTCCAACAACTCATGGGACTTAAGCGTAACCGTTTCTGACGCTGACTTTGTGTCAGTGGACAGTACGGGAATAACAGCAGCAAGACAAGCAGATGGGTCACTCCCTGCTAATGATTGTTTTACTGACTTTCTGCAATTAGCTACTGGTAGCGAGCTAATTGACGTTGGGGTTAACGTTTCTATACCCTACAACGGCGTAGCCCCCGACCTTGGCCCGTTCGAGACTACTGATGCAGGCACCCCAACAAGCATAACGCCATTAAAATATGGCAATAAGTTCCTAAAAAGTGGAGAAATATTCTTAAAGAGATGAGAAAACACTGGATGTTGATAGTATCATTTTTCTGTTTAAGTTTGTTGGTTTGGTCACAAAAGATTAACTATGACAGAATAGTCATGTATCCTAACCCATGCCATGACTACCTAAATGTCAAGTCTGACACACTTTTACCCGCTATCCTTGAAATTTATACCTTTGAGGGAAAGTTAGTAATGATAAAAAAGATAGAAGAGGGACAGATGGAAGTGAGAATTGATGTTACTACCTTAAAGCCGGGATCATATATAATAACATTTAAAAATAAATAATAATGGAACACTACTCACTTTTACTTGGATACATCCCCGCTACGATGTTTATCGCAATGGTATTATTCGCAGCGATTGGGGTTAGCATTAGGCTACTGATTGATGCTGTTGGCAGGAACCAAAACTCCCCTGCTACTCCTTATAAGTTTTCCATTCTATTTCTGCTTAGGGATAACTGGAAGACCATTCTCCTGACCTTCATTGCAATACTTGTTGTGCTGAGGTTTGCAGCTTCAATCTTTGATGAGCAGTTTACTGCCGAAAACTTAGACCTGCCCGCCACGAAGGAGAAGTGGCTGTTTGGTAGCCTTATGGTAGGCATAGCCTTCAACCACGTAATTCAGATATTAAAAGAAAAGTCTGACTTGCTGAAGGTTAAAAGATGAAGGGTCTCTTTAAATACATGGGGTACTTTCTCTCTGCCTGTGCAGTAGTGACTGTTATATTTACGTGGGGCGTAAACCATGAACGTAAAGTAGTAAAAGACACATCTGTTTCTAATAAGGTAGACAGGCTAATCGAGTCCGACTCTCTCCGTAATGTTCAGATGATATACTTTCAGGCGTCGGTAATGGATAGTATATCACACATATCCCACCAACTAAGGAGACAGAAAGATGAGTTTCAAAAGACAAAGGTATCCTTAGACAACCTGAGAATTTATATGATAAACAATGCTGCCACTAAAGAGGATATGGTGGAGGTGTTAAACATCTGGGACATAAAAAAAAACTTGAATTTCAACGGGACAGCATTAAGGTAGTAGAATTTTTAAAGCAATATAATCCATCCATATCAGTCAAAAAAATAAAAGATGAGTAGGATAACATTAGAGAAGATACTTAGCGGGAATTTCAAAAGCTATAAAGTAGACACGGGCAACATGAACCTCACCATTGATGATTTGGTGACAATAAAGAGAATAATGGATCGCAACTCGGAGTCCGATGCAGAGGAAAGGGAGAAGGAAAGAGACGACCTGATAAAACAATTAGTAGAGGTACTAAAGCCGTTCTTTACTAAGTTTGAGGATATGCAGATTGATATTGATAAAGTCAAATCTAAGTCTAACGACCATGAGGATAGGCTTACTATTATAGAGGGTAAGGTAGAAAATATCGAAAAGATTTTGAAAGTTGCATAGGAATACCTATCTTTGTAGCTGAAACCAACAAACATAAAAGATGAAAGAAAGAATTAAATTGTGGTTCGCAAAGCAGAAGGCTGCAATAGGTCTATGGTTTACAAACGTAGGGCTGAAGATAACAGACCTTTTCGACACGCCTCTCTTCACGGGCTTTATGACGCTACTCATAGCCCTGTTCTGCCTCGGTGCTCCGGGTTATGGTGCGTTTTTGGCATTTGTTTACTTCGCTCTGTGGGTGTTCCTTGCAGACAAGAGGAGTTTTGATAAACGACTGTAAAAATGGGCGCGCGATAAACCTTATTATGACACTGGTGATAGTCCTTGGGTTGTTAGTACTCGGGACTTCGCTATTTAAAGAGGATAAGTATGAGTAGAGAGCTATTGCTTGAGAGAAAGTTTATGAAAGATGCCTACACAATAGGCAAACTTTCCGTTGATGACGAGCCGTACTGTGACACCTTAGAGGATAAGGTCAGGGATTTTAATCATGACGGAGACCTCAATGATGAAGGAGAGAAGAAGGTATATGGTGAAACAGCCATACCCTTTGGCAGGTATCGCATAACGGTAACATACAGCCCTAAGTTTAAGCGCAAGGTGCCACTATTGATGAGCGTGCCTCACTTTGAGGGCATAAGGATTCATGCTGCAAATTGGCCCACTCAGTTAAGCGGGTGCATAGCTGTAGGAGAAAACAAGGTCAAGGGAGGGTTGATTAACAGCCGTCAATATGAGAGAGAACTAACGGGGTGGTTGGATATGTGGCAGTCTGCCGGAGAAGATTTATTCATAACAATTATTTGAGATGGAACTAAAGATTAAGAAAGTATATGTTTTTGTGGCTCTATTAGCCATATTTGCCCTTATCTTTATCGGGGGCAGGATAAGCGTCACCCGGCAGTTAAGAGCGGCTAATGCGGTACTTAGTGCAGCCGAAACGACGATTCAACAGTATGAGGTAACTATTGCGGGACAAAAACAGCAGGTTACTGAGTTAAAACAGATAGTAACGGATAAGCAGACAGCCATAGAACTTAACCTAATAGAGAAGGATAAGTGGAAGAAACTCTACTATAAGACTATTGAGAGTAACACCGAACTAACTGCTCGGGTGTCTATCTTAATAGACTCTATAAAGGCTATCAAACCCGAGATCATTTACATTACCACTGATCCCGAGGTAGATTCTATTCCCTGTGTGGTTATACCTTATGATTGGGTTTACTCTGACAAGTATGTTAAGGCCGTTGGTCACGTGGATCGTCAGGCGCAAACTTCTTTGAGTTTAGAGATGCCCGTAGACTTCGATGTAGTAATAGGTAATAAGAAGAAAGGGGGCATCCCAACAGTTAGTATATTGGAGGATAACCCCTATCTATATGTTACTAAGATTAAATCGGTAAAGGTCGTAGACAATAAATGGTATCAAAGCCGTTGGGTGCCCTTTATTGCAGGATTCGGCGGTGCTATGGCTGTGTTTTTTCTGTTGAAGTAAACATCTCTGAAAAATCGTTTTCTGGTATCTCTATTGACCTTACATCGGCCCCGCATACGGGGCAATGATTAACTCGTATCCTTTGTTCCTCATTGTCATATAAACATGGCATCAAAAATACCTTTCCTCCCTTACCATCAAGGTAAGAAAACCATGCGAACCGAATCGCTATCTTTGGGAAATAATTACAGCAGTATTTCATTTTTCTCGTGTGCTAAATTCCATTGTTTCATGTGTCTTAGATAATCGGAATATCATTATATCCCACTCCTCCTTGCCTAATCTCACAGTAGCGAATAGCTCACGTGGAGATAGTCTAACTATATAAACCAAGCAGCTATTTCTATGACCCACATCAAGTCTGGCAATATCACCCACTTTTAGGTTTTGTTTATTGTATTCCATTTTTCTTCTATTTACGGCTTTTAATTAAAAGCTAAGCCACCCTCGCATTCTCTGATGTTTGATATAATGTATCTATGACGATTAGCAATTCATCCATTTTCCCGAGGTCTCTTTCAAGTTCCTCCTCTGCTAATTGTTTTACCCAAGCCTTAGCCTCTTTTTTATTATTTGCATGTATAATAAAACTATAGGTTTCATAAGCTCTCCAAGGTGTTCCCCCAGAATTGTCCGTGAAATTAACCGTGCATACGGCATAATAAGTTCTCATTTCTATTTTGCTTTAGTAATTATACCCCCGTTTCAGAGCTGTACCCCATAAGGCCAAACCTCTGATAGTAGAGGGTTGTGATAGCATCTACCCGATTACAGAACTCTGCATCTTCCATTACAGACTCAGCCCTTAGATGTTTGAGTTTTTGCTCTATGAATAGCTTTGCGCCCATATCAACGTCACAATCCTCTACAAGCCTTTCAAACTTACTCAGTTCTTTTAGCTTTACTTTCCGAAGCTGTCGGAACTCCAGTATCTTGTACTGATGGTAGACAACAAAGATTGCAAAGGCTAATAGAGCTAATAACTCTACCCACTGCCAAAATGATAATGTTTTCATAGTTTATGTTTATTGGTTTCAGTGTCAAAGATAAACCAACTTTATGAGAAAGTCAAATAAATTGTGAATTATTTTAAAATAAAAGAGGGAGAACTAACCCCCTCTTCAACCCTAAACACTATGAAAACAAAAGGCCGTTGGTGGGATTGGCTTGCGCTTTGCTACACCCACACTGTTTGTTCTACTACAAACAGGAAAAAAGTTGCTCATCCTATTCTCGCCTTTCGGCTACCCAGCAGATATCCATAAATGGAAGAAGTACTTGCGTCTCAATTTCCGCCACAACTGCCTTAAGAACGTTTACCCTCATTGGGTAGTGCAAATATATAACAAAGATTTGTAATATGCAAACTTATCGCAACAATTTATGCAAAGTTCTTGTCTTTTCTACATCGTCCTTGCAGTAGTCGGCTATCTCCTGATACTTGCCCTCTAAATAATGGTCGTACACATTAGACCCTTCTATCTCTCCCTTGCCCTCCATGCCAAAGAACTTGCAGACATAATCCAATCCCACATATTTATCAATAGTAAGCCTTGTGGTCATTAAGGACATTTCCATTATGTCCTCTATTCTGTCGTGATATTTACGGGTAGGCAAGACCTGTGTCAGCCATGATAGTTTATGTTTGATGGATTTGAGCCTTAACACAGAGTTATCAAAGTTGCGTAGATTAAATCCAACGAACGTAGACACTGACATTTTATCCACTATTTTCTTCTCATATCCCGTTTGTAGGGCGTCACTAAACTGTTCTAATAGTAGCTTTTCATCCAATCCCCATATAACCTTTATCTCCTCGTCCATTATTAGCCCCGACTCTTCAATAGCCCACGCTATGCAGAACACTTGACACTCCCATGGATTTAAGGCTGTCTTACGGAACTCGTTTACTCTCTTCTGATAGATTTCTTCGAGTTCATCTTCACGCTCTGGTGATGCCCACCATGCGTCAATAGTCTCCTGCTTTTTAAGTGTCTTAGGGCACTTAAGGTCTGCCGTTGTTGGTCTTGCTATCTCCCCGTAGTCGGGGTTGGGTAAACTCTCAAGATCAAGGTAGATAAACATGGCTCAGTCGTTAAATTCAGTTCCCTTTTCACCGAAGTAGATAGCAAACTCACTTTTATCTTCTGCGTCAGCATATGCCAAAAAGACATCGCCATAATCTTCGTCATTGCCCAGAAATAATACCTCATCCATTTTATTGGGCTGAAGTGGCGCATCTATAATTTCCAAATCGCTACTTACCATTAACCGAAAGACTGTTTTTACGGCCTTTAGTTTTTCTGTCTTGTCTAATGTCGTGTACTTTGTCATCTCATTCTTGTTTTAGTTGGTTTACTTTATCTTTATAGTATGCAATCTTCTCTTCTAACTCCGTCCTTGACCACTTGTAGCCGTGCTTCTTATAGTGTTCGGCCCTGTATTTAAGTATTAAGAAGTTCTCCTCTCCTATCTTCTCTCTCAGATGTTCTCCATACAATATAAGGTGTGCCTCATTAAAACAATTATCGTGGCTACATTCCCCATTTACGTTAAGCTCATCAAACCTTAATCCATCATACCCCCCTGTCGGATAGTAATGTCCTGCTTGCAAAACCTTATACTCTAAACAGGTTATACATGGCAGCCCCGCATCCCTGAGCCTGATGAACTCATTGAATATCTTTTGGCAGTCAGCCTTTAGTTTCGGCAGAGACTTAGCTTTCGATCCTTTTTTTGATTTCTTCGTAGTCATATTTCCTTTCATCAAATCCGTAGGCGTGTCCTGACAACACTTCTGTAAAGTTATTAAGGTGATGTCTTACCGTCCTATCACTGGTATATCCCAAGCAAGCCGCTATCTGCTTCTGTTTTATCTTAGGCACAAACTTATCCATAAGGGCAGCGGCTATTATCCTTCGGGGCACATAGTCACCTGCCCTCTTTACGTCAGTAAGGTCTTCAGGCTTTATCTTATAGTAGTCACATACTTCAGCAATCACTCTCTCTGTTGATATAGGATTAGGTTTGTTGGTTCCGGTTATCTCCGCCCTCGGTATGTTTAACTTACCAAGTACCCTATCAATGTCTCCAATGACATCAACCATCCTCTGCCTTAGTATGATGAGTTCTTCGGTCATCCCATGCTAAGCGTCAGTAAGTGATACATACCCCTCAGTTCTTTCTCAGTGTACTCTACGTGTGACACCTCTGTCCATTCTCCATTAACCTTCTCGCAGACTACTACATCCCACCACCCCGATCGCTTTCTCAGCTCGATCTTGGTTGTGTCAATTATCTCCGATGCACCCACTGATTCAGCGTTCACATCTAAAAAGAATTTCCTTGCCATAGTTTAGATTTTAGGTAGTTTGGGTTGGTTTGTGCCTATTCCTGAAGGCGGTGCGCACTTTTTGCTTGTAGTGCAATACCCTCTTATTCAGGTCGGTAATAGGGAACTCGATGGATTGGAACTTATAACCACCGTTTTTTTCGCCCTGATACTTCACTAAAATCGCTTTTTCTTTTACGGTTATTTCCACTTCGCTGTAATATTTTAGGAACCTCACGTAGATAGAAAGTAGCCTGTAAAGGTATGCGATTTTCTGCTGAAATTGTAAGTCTGTGCTTGTCATTTTTTCCATAGTAGTTCAAGTGGTAATAACTCTGCGTTTGATGGTTGGTCTGGTTCGGGAATGTAGATACCTAATTCCATAGAACTTGAAGCATAAACCTCCCATATATATCTCTGCATTAACCCCTGTGATACTCCTGATATGCTGTCATACTCTAAATGCTTTTTAAACTCTTCGTGTAGCTGCATTATGTTGGAGTGTGTTACCGGATATCCTAATTTGTCAAGGACATAGGGGTACACATGGCCAAACAGTAGGGCATACTGATCTTTATTTGCTTTCTCCAAGTTTGTCAATGGATTCGTCAAGCATCTCGCAAAGCTCAAGGAAGGTTATCTTAACCTCTGCATTATCCACGATCTTTGCTATGAACATATCAACCGCATACCTCAGTAACATTGTTCTGCTCTCCATCTTTATCTGGTGGGCAGACTTAGGTGCAAAAGACTTACCTCCGCCCTGTTGTGGGGGATATGCAGGCTTAGGTAGGCTTACCTTATTATACGTGCCAGTCCCGTCTCTTTTGGGCAGCGTCTCAAACACATAAAGTATGCTTTCACCGACCTTAAACTTGTCTGCATGATCGCTTTTTGTCCGGTAGAATCCCTCGTCCCCGTTGTCGAACTTTATAATGAACGAGTAATTACCGTTTGTGTCCTGTTTTTTTAGGTCTTTTACCTCTTTTACTACTGCTGTCTTTTCCATTGTTTTATTTATGTTCGTTGGTTTTAATCTTTATCAGAATTTGTATGGCTGCTTCTAAACAAAATCCCCGTCAATATATTAATGCTCAATGCCTGCCAAAAGTTTATTTTGATAAGTCCAAAAACTACGGGCATAAGCCAATTCCATATTAACATTGTTGGGAGCGCTAAAAATACTGTCACTATAATTATCAGGGACAACATTACTATAAACTTGCCAATTAATTCCATGATTTTGCTTTTTGTCAAAGTTAAACTATTCTTTTGATATCTCCAAATTAATCTTCGTCTTCTTCTTCAATCTCGAAGATAGTAGCGGCCTCGTTTGCACACTTAAGGCAGTACGGCTCTTCAATGTCATCCTCATTAGGTAGGAATACCTCTGCGGGCTTGCCGCAAATCTTGCATCTCTTGTTCTTTGGTGATTTCATAGCTTTTAAGTTTAATGGTTTTGCCTTAATACTTTCCGGTAATATTTGATTGTCGTTTGCTTCTTCATGCCACTTGGGCCACCGTTATAAGTTCTGACAATCCTTTCTATCTCGGTGTGGTGATATTGTGAACAGTGCCACATAAAAACGCTTTTCGCCTTCGTTGTGTCATACATCTCCGTTAGTTCGTAATGTATGCCCGTTCTTTGTTCGTAATCGTCAAGCCAAATCTGCCTTATCTGTGCTATTCCCACGGCCCCTTCTTTTTTGTTGTAGGCCATTGGATTGTTTTGTGACTCCACAGTACATATCGCTTTCCACAGTGTCTCATGCGGCCTTATTGGCTCCCCTGCCTCTATTGTAAGCCCTCCCACCGGAGGGCAGGCCGCCACCATCGTTGTAGCAAGGCGGATTATGAGTATAGTTAGTTTTTTCATGTCTCATTTGCCGGGGAGGCTCTTTTTGCTGTTATGACGTTTTACCCGTGAGTTTTCCCTCATCTCATTTACCTGTGAGTTTCCCCTCATCTCATTTACCTGTGAGTTTCCCCTCATCACATTTACCTGTGAGTTTCCCCACATCTCATTTACCTGTGAGTTTCCCCTCATCTCATTTACCTGTGAGTTTCCCCACATCTCATTTACCTGTGAGTTTTCCCTCATCTCATTTACCTGTGAGTTTCCCCTCATCACATTTACCTGTGAGTTTCCCCACATCACATTTACCTGTGAGTTTTGCATATAAACAACAACGGCACACTTCATTCTATCAATGTGGCAGTCTTTTACAACATACAGACCCCCAGTGAGAAACTTTTGATCTGAGGTAATAATCCGTTTGGTGACAATATCTCTTAGTCTTTGTTCTACATACTCCTTGTGTTCTTCAAACCAATCGGGAATACTACCTTCATCCACCCTTAGCTTGTATTTCTCAATATAAGGCAAATCAGATGTTTCATCGGGAGTATATTCTACCCTGATGAAATTGTCCCTAATAGAGTCATCTTTGAGGTTAAACAAGTCTATTATGTCCTCATGGGAAGAAAGGTGAACATCGTGTAGAATATCCCCATTCTTCATTACGATTGCTGAATAAAATTTACACATAGCTTTTAGTTTTAAGTTTCATTTATGTTATCAATATCTTTTTCTACTTTAATGCCCCAGAACCAAAGTATCTCGTCATCAACTTTCAAGGCCAAGGATAGCCACTCTTTCATTTGCTTGTTTCTTGTCCACTCCTTACTTGGAGGAGCAAATATAAAACGCTTTTTTGACATTAGCAAATCTTTTTTACTATAATGGCAGTCTTTGGGGTGAACGTCAATGATAATAACTTCGTCACCCTTCAATAGCTTAGTCTGCATTTGCCCATTCTCTTTCTATGTGAAAGTCCTCGACCTTCATCAGTTCAGAACATTCGTAATCGAATTGTACCGAATCCATAGAACATAAACTATTGGCCACTTCTTTTGTGAATAGGGGTGAATAGACACATCCTATGTATTCAGGGCCGGGACTTGTTATTTGATAGATGATGTGATTGCCTAATGACCCTACCGATAATTGGTAATTGGTTGTTTTGCGTATGGTTTCCATGATTTAAGTTATTTGGTTTTAATTATACACACCTCTCCAATTTTGCTATTACTAATTCGAGCGTACACTGAGCTGAATATGGGTCTTCGCTTTTTACCTCGCCCCGCCTGCGGTTAATGGTTGCTAATACAGTGCTGGCTATCTCGTCGGCAAGTTTATTACACTTCGGAAATAGTTCTTCTGCTGTTTTCGGCTTTTCAAGTTCTTTTGTTTTCATGACTCGTTAGTTTTGGTTGTTTGTATTGTTTTTTGCATTTGGCCACCTTCCACTTGGTTTCATATTGCGATATGCCTCCCATATTACAGCGCGTTCTTCTTTGGGCAGTCGCGCACATTCCATCCATCTCGCCAAGCTCACGCGCCTCCCCTTGTCCTTGCAATAGGTGTCGTTAGGGTGGACTCTCGACATAGCCCCGCCTATAACCCTTCCGTCTTGTTTAACGTTACATACCGTAACACTGCTAAATCCCTTTGCGGCAATACCATGCCTCCACGTAATCGAATAGTTCTTTGTTTTCATGATAGTTGATTTTAGTTTATAATCAGCAAAACTCCGCATTGCGATCAACGCGGTTTCTTTGGGAATATATATATCGCCTTCCGGTGTATAATATTCATGACCTACCGTATTTTTTAAAATTCTCTCCTCCATTTTCATGTTCTTTATATTTGTGGATTACTCCAAAGTTTCCCGTTATTCCTAACTATACATCCGTAAAACTTTTGTATTTTATTTGGCCCCCAATACCAATAAAAATTATCAAAAGTATATTTGTTCTCATTATCTGAATGGTATTCAGAAGAAAGAAACTCTAACAATTCATTAGATGGTTTTTTTGTTTTATATGTTCGTGTTTTCATTGTCTTAGCTTTAAATATGTTTCACCCATTCAATAGTTCCGATAATTGTCTCAAAGCCCTGAACCTCGACAACCCTGACAATATCGTCCAATACCTCTAACTTGTACCATTCGTAACTTGCCCTAAGATAGTCTTCAAGGTCTTTGTGATTATTAGCAATAACTTTTATATTATCGTTATAATCTCTTTCCAGTGTAAATAATAACTTGTTTGCCATTGCTTTAATTTATTAGTTTAACAATTAACTCATCTTCGCTTACTTCAATCAGGCTATAACGCCCCTGATCTATTAAATAGGGTATTGTCGTTTGATAACATCTACCCTTAATATTTTTGAGTTTACGGCTGTCCCTATCGCTTAATCCAGCTAACATAAACACTATTTTATCCCATTCACACTTAACAGTTATCTCATTATCAAATAGCTTGTTTTGTGTTACTATTGTCAGCCGTGAAGCCCCCAAATTCATAGGGGTAACTGTCACCCATTCTTTATTTTGTTTCATTACAGGGCATTTGTGTAAGTTTTACGTTGATATGTCCATTAGGCAATTCTTTTATATTATCTCCGTTGGTTTCATATTCTTCTTTGCCCAGCTTTATTATTTCAGCCATTACGGGTACTGGCCTATTATAGTTTTCAGCCATTGCCGATACTGTTATCCACTCATTAACATACTCTAAATATATTTCCGAAAATGATCTTCTGCTAAGTGCTTTCATAATGCTTTTTGTTTATAGGTTATTAAACTCGATTAGTGATTTTATACATAATGACGGGTATGTATTTCCACAGTAAGATGACCGGATAATAATCCGCTCGTGAATGTTCATATCAAGATACTTTTTTCTCATTGAGAGCAGGCAGAACCCGCTAAAGTATTCCAGATTTAGCGCACTATTGCGCCCTATTTGATCTTTTCGGTTATTCATGGTAGTTTATAATTTGTTTACTCTCGTATAAGAGGCAAGGAATTTAGTATAATCCTGCCGTCTTATGATTTTAAGATTGTAGCCTATGCTAATTAGTTCTGCTAACAGGCTTTCATATTCTTCAGGGCTTGCAGGAACGCTTTTTGTTATGCAGTGGTTATATTCTGCCGCTGAGTGCTGTCCAATGTGCTGATATGACATTACATTGCCATCTAAGGTGTCAACGCAGTGAGGGAATAACGCAAATACTCCGTTTTTGTCTTTTCTGAAAATTACTTCGGTTATTTCAATATCTGTTTCCATCTCGTTTAGTTTAAAATCCATTGAACCTAATTTAAAATAGCTGCTATAAACATAAGTAACAGCATCATTAACCCCAGTAAAAAGCCTCCTGCAATATCCTTTATAAACTCAGGGCTGTACACTTGCGGCCAGTCAAATGAATTTGACATAAACCGCTTAAATTGATTAATCGCTTTTTTCATCTGTTATATCCTCCCCGTTTACATAGCCTCCTTAAATACGTGAGGTCCTTAATTTTGGGATATGCAGCATTTCTGGTCGCATCAATTAGGGGCATATCTGCCGTTGTTGTTGTCCACTCCCTGCCGGTGTTCCGGCTCCGGAATGTTACTTTATAATGCCCGTAGCCTGACGGGACAAAATGAAAGTCGTAAACTGAAATTGATCTTTCCATGGTTTTATTTTTTAGTGTTAGTTGGGTTTTATTGCTCATCTGTTGTACGACTAATAATAAAATCGTCTAAAATTTCAGTTGTGTTATATATAATTTTATCGTCTGATTTTCTTATCCAATCACCTGCAAATGGTTTGTAATTTTCATTTATGAAATTGGTATATTCAAGAATATTAAATTCTACCACCTCATATATTTTATCGGTGATACTTTGGGCATCCATTCCAGATACCCAAGCTTCATTTTCTATTATTTTTTTGATTTTGTTCTTCATGACTCTTTACTTTTAAAATTATATTTTGTTATCCATAAATCCTTCATGTCAATCTTATTGTTGGTAAGATCGTTATTGATATAATTCCATTATAGGGGTAAACTTTTTCACTTGCTTCATAAGTTGCCCTTATGCCATTATTACTTAACGTCATCACAACGAAGTTCTCAATGTCGGATAATATCGTTGCGTTGGGAATCTCCACAAACATACTTCGTGTTATTGGCTTGCCGCTTGATCCTTGATAGTTATCCCAAATCATTTCGATAAAATCCACTTTTACTTTCATCGCTATATTTGTTTTCATCTCCCTTGTAATTAATATTTATACCTTAATCCAAAGAACCTAAATAAAAAACTTACTGCATACAGCCACAATAAGGGCCATAACAATAAGAAATAAAAAGGTACTCTGAATTTCTGTCTTCTGTGATTGTGTTAACGTTTTCATAATCTTAGTTATTAGTTAATATTTGCGGTCATTTACAGGCGGGTATTTATCCCGCAACGTCATCATGCTTTAACGGACTTTGAACCGGCGCAAATTAGAGTATGGTAAATATTTCGTAGCCCCATGCCGTAAACTCCTCCTCAGTCTGCCCATTTGCGGGCCTTACAACTTTGGCCTCTACTCCTGCATTGTTAAAGCACTGCCATACGGCCTGAGAAAGTTTGTCATACCCGTAGCCGCCAGCCTTCCCGACATTGCCATAATTAAATTCCTTGCCTGTCTTGGGGTGCTTCATATCCTTTAACGGGCCTGCCCATAAGATAACGGAGGCTGAGCAAACTGTTCCTGCGGGATTGTCTGACCAATTAGCAATTAATCGGCCTGCGGGTTTACCTTCAAATAAAATTGCCTTAGCCGTTGATCCGGCACAATGTTTCATTTCGTTTACGTGTGTTTTCATCTCTTTATAGTGTTTGGTTTATAATTGTGTTATTTTTACCCGCTTCTTTATAATCCTGTGCGGGTATGGTTCGTTTTCATTATAACATCTTAATTGTTCCCGTGCTTCTTTTCTTGTTTCTTCGGTGGTCACACATTCCCACCCCTGCCCGTAATTGCTCTGTACTTCGTACTCGTCAACTGTTTTTCTTTTGTATCTCATTTTATTAGTGTTTATAGGTTAATCCATAGAACATAAATCATTTAAAAATATCCGTATAACAACTGTCACAAACATAGTCCGAAGGGTGACTTTCAATACAAGCCTCAAACCTTGCCCATTTAGCCTTATTAGCATCTCTTAGGGCTGCTAAGGCTAGCAGACTGAGGAAGGTAAGAAGGATAACAGTAAATACCCTCTTTTCAAATCTGTTGTTTTCAGGTGCGGTCATTGTCTTGTCTATTAGTGAGTGATTAGATTAATTATAATTGGTTAATTAATTCAAACATATGTCCCTCCCGCCTGTAATGGTCTAGGTCGCTTTTATGACATACGGCGGTCAGCCCGGTTGAGGTAAATCTAATGGTATATAATTTTTCAAGGTTATACCTACCTGTAAATTTATGCCCAACAGTGCCACCGTAGCCCCCTACGCGAACGCTAGCGGACTTAATAACAAAATGACAGTCTGATAAATAAATGAGGTCGCGGAACCCGTCGTTATTGGTTTTTACTCCCTCTTTTTTAGCCTGAGACAATAGCCATACCCGCTGCTTTTCACTTATATTGGCTACCTCGTTGCCCTTCAAAAATGCGGCTAAAATCTCTTGTGTGTTCATAGCTATTAGATTAATATGACAAAGTAAAACAATAGATGAACACAAAACAAGTAAAAAGCGATAAAAATGCAGAATTTTTGACGAATATATGTTTTTCTTATGTCAATGACATAAGTTTGTACATGAACGGCAATGTTTCAATGATGTTTAAATAGGCAAATTCACCAAAATATTTCTTTGCAGCATCGTTATAAGCTAATGCGGCGGCCTCCTCTGTGCTAAACGTGCCCAAATTCATTCTTTTATTATTATATTGTATTTTGGCCTCGTATTTATTACCCGAAGCCCCTACACCTTTATATTTATATCCCTGATTAGGCTTACGATTCCGCCCGTTTTCGGCGTGGGTTGCGGTTCTTAAATTATATCTTTGGTTATTAAGCCCATTATGGTCTATGTGGTCAATCATTATGCCCTTATTTACCCCTAATATGACTCTGTGCATCCTTAGCGGCTCCGGGTGCCCGGGTATGTGTCCATGTGAAACCGCATAATAACAATGTTTTTCATGCACACAATACCATCTAAACTGTGACAAATACTCATAATCTGCATCATCAACTAATGCAACCCTGTCTGACTTTCTTAACTTAATTTCTTTCATTTCGCATAAATGTAAAAGCCCCAAGTGATGCGAGGCACTTAGGGCTATCTGGTTAACCTAATATCTTAACTGTTTAGTGTCCTCGCATTAACACGGCGTAAAGATAGTAAATTGTAATATATCAAAACCAGAGAACGTAAACTATTATATCAAAGGGATATATTAAACTCACTTATGAACTTTGCATGTATAGCATCATAGTCATTAAATAGCTCATTAATGATATCTAAGCCTGCATCCGATACTCTATAATATATATGTGTATTAGCTGTTCTGTGGTGCTCTATTAGTCCCCTATCGAGTAGCTTATTAAAATAGTATCTCATTCTCTGGTCATTGTAATACTTAACAAACCTTAATACAGCAGTGAACGTAAAATCAGCCTTAACAAGTAAGCTATATAGGTATATACCATTCAATACCAATAGATCAGTCCCAGATAACCCGTATTTCTTGCGTGAAGGCCTTAACTGCCTGAATAGATTATGATATATTAATTGTGTCCTTAGTCGTTCTTTGTCTAAGCTAATGTGTATAGTTAAGTGCGGGGAGGCTGTACTCACTTGTATCTTCCGTCTCTGTTTATGCCGCAAATATAACCAAAACTTCTGACTTTGAACCCTGAACAACAACCCAGAACAAACCACGTTCTATTAACCTATTCGTACTATATACTATATATATGATAACAGCTATTTATTAACATGCTGATATACAATATAATATACATTACAACTATTCCCTATAATATTCACTATGATAACCACGAATAAGACCACTACAATACAGGATCACACTATTAAGCCCTATATAACAGACTATATATGTCATTGCTTTTAATACTGGTGTGCAGTCATTGTATTGCTTTTCAGTGAGTTAAAAGAAAAACAATCCTTTGTTAAGGGGGTGGGGGGTTCTGATTTGGGTTTGGTCTGGGAGAGATGGCCCCCATAATGTATCGGTGACCCCTCGTATAACTATACGTTCTATAAAAATAAACCCCAAAAGACTTGCATAATTCAAATCTATTAACTACCTTTGCACAATACAATGTACACTTGTCGAAGACCGATGAACAAAAAAACAGACATTTACATAGCAATAGACCTTTTTAAGTGGGAGGTGTATGCTACTTTAACCAAGGAAGACTTAGCGGGGTATGTGGGAGTCCATAGGAACACCATAAGGCTAACCGACAACAAGGCGATATTGGGTAAGTACCTTGTATTCAAGGGGAATATACTACTTAAGAACAACAATATGGTACGTGATTTTGAAAAGAACATCAGAAGGGACAGATGAAAACCACCAAAGACAATATAGCTGAGATAGGGCTTTACTACGACATCTACCCTGACGGGAGGCTTTATTCTAAGAGAAGTCATAGATGGCTAAGACCGGCTATGAGTGGAGATGGGGGGCTAAACTACTCGATAACACTTGAGAAGAGAGCCATTCGGGTACCAGTGGCTCGACTAGTGGCGTTAAAGTATGTTCCCTCTGTTGCGGGAAAGAGATATGTGGGGTTTAAAGATAAGAATAAGTATAACCACTGTGTAGATAACCTAGTATGGGAAAGTAATGAAGAGAAGTTTCATAGAGGGTATTATAGTAGGTTTAAGGGAGAATTTGATTTTATGTCCTCTGGTTTGAGGAGTAGGCTTGAAGGAGATGGCAGAGAGAGGTCGGTGTGCGTAGGTGGCGTTACCTACGAGACAGTAAAGGCAGCTTGTTTATCACTTAAGATAAGTAGAAGAGCATTTAACAGAAAGCATAATTCACATAAAACCAAAAACAATGAAAAGCGATGACATCTATGAAGTGGTTACGGCATTAACGGGTAAGATAGCGCCAGTGGGCGAAAGTTCGGCTGATGAAATACGACTTGAAAATGCAAATAAGTTTATCGAGGTATTAGATATGATGTACATAACAATAGACGAGATTGCGAGAAGGCACAAAGATTCTCCTTATGCTTCAGAAAAGAGAATAGGGAAGCTATGCGCTGCAAAGATTAATAGTTTAAGTTCTATGGATAACCAATAACAGATAAGATGAAAAAGAACGTAAAGAACCTACCGGAGTTTAAGGCTCTGATTGAACGGTACAAGACAATACCGCTCGAAGAAATTAAAGGGGCGTTTAAATCTAACCGTATAACTTTTGATGTGAAGGCGAAATTAACGGGATTTGGCAAAACCACCTCATGTAGTTTATGTTTACCAATAACTAATCTATGGACATGTTATGGGTGTATTTATACCGGACCTACTGGATGCACAAGGCATAAAACTTATGGGGGCATATCATCTGCACGTGACCCCGAATCCCTTTTGGCGGCCTATCGTGCCCGTGCTGCATACATGGAAACACTAATTAAGTTATAGGTGATATATATACTACACCGGAGATAATAGGTTAGGTTCGTTGGACTTAATATAAAAGACATGAAAAAAGAGAAACCAATTTTATTCAGCACCGAAATGGTACGTGCTATCATCGAAGGGCGGAAGAGCCAGACGAGAAGAGTAGTAAAACCACAAAGGGAAGCAGCATCTTTTAAGATAGCCGTAATGCCTGATGGAACTAAAATGCCATTTGGTATTGACGAAGAAGAGGCTATGCTTGATTACATCAAATGTCCTTACGGCCAGCCCGGAGATATGCTTTGGGTGAAAGAGATGTTTTATGCCTATGGTATGTGGGTTAAAAACGGGCGCACCAAGTCCGGCAAACAAAAGTGGGTATTTATTGACACGACTGCTGCCGGTGAATATCGCTATTTTGATAACCCTCCCGCCGAAGTCTTACCCAACTCAGATAGAGAGACTATGGGATGGTTTAAGCGGAACTCTCTGTTTATGCCATATAAAGCCTGCCGGATAAAGCTGAAGGTAACGGATCGCAGGGTGGAGAGGTTGAATGACACCTCAGAAGAGGATGCGATTGCGGAGGGAGTGATTGGAGTACAGAGAGCCGGAGGATATGGGTATGGGTTAAGCAAAGATTGGGACTATAAATTCCCCATGCATGAACCAACTCGAATTATGGCTTATAAACGGCTTTGGGAATCCATCAACGGCAAGGGATCGTGGGAAAAGAATGAGCGGGTGTGGGTTATCTCCTTTGAGAGATTATAGATTAAGTCCGATGGATTAGCCCCAATCCCCTTAACGGGGAGATAATGGCTAAAACGGCACAATAGGGACATAAAAAACGGCAATTTAAGACTAATGTATAACTAAAACCAAAAAGAAATGCAAAATGTAGTAGTAATCCACGAAAAAGACCACGAAGACAATGATATTACCATTATAGGCGTGGCAAGTAGTTCAATAGAGGCGGAAAGGATGATTGATGAGTATTATGGCGGTAAGTTTAAGGTTATCGCATTTAGAGATGTGCGTGACAGCAATATCGAATGGCAAAAGACATTAGCAGTAGACAATCACAGGGGTGGCACCTATTATGTTACGGTGTGGTTAGAATGGTTTGAGATAGACGTAATTTAAACAACTAATACAAGAACGAATGAAAACAAGACCAATTAAAGAACTGCTGATCCTGTTAAGGGATTATTTTCCAAAGTCACACGCAGATGGTCGGGATGCCCTTTGTTTTGCGATTCATGACCTATGGAAAGACCATAAAATTATTTCGTATAACGAAGCGAAAAAACTTGACAGGCATATTCATGCACATAGGCCTAATCCTAATTCTAAGGCGGCATATTTTTTCCCTCTGGGTGAGCTCACCCCACGTATGAAGTTTCTCAACAAGTTAATATCTGAACTATGAAAGACCTCGCAGAATCATTTGACGGACGTGGGGAAACCAAGGGGTTTCACTTTAATCTACTACACAAAAGCGGTAGGGGATACCTATATGAGGTAAGAACTACACCTACGTCTCATCACTACGAAGTGTTCGAGAGAAGAGAGAACGAGAGGTACGGGTGTGTAACCTATCCTTCAAGTAAAGTATTCGGTAGGTATGCTTGGACATATAAAACGATCGAAAGGGCAATGGCAGAGTTTGGTAAATTATAGATTAGGTTCACTGGATTTTAAATATGAGGCTATGAAAATACAGCCACTTATGCCCAGGGAAAGCCGAGAGTTCGGGTTACTCGGAGAGCGAATAAAACTTGCAAGGCTACGGCGCAAGTATAGTGCAGAACAGGTGTCCGAAAGAGCGGGGATATCCTTAGACGCGTTATCATCCGTAGAGTCGGGCGATGTTGATGTCAGCATTGGCGTTTACTTCTCTGTTCTAAGATCATTAGGGTTAGGGGGGGCTATTTATAAGATCGCCGAGGACGACACATTAGGCAGAAAACTACAGGATATAGAATTATTAGGGCGATAATGCCCCTCTCCCTACTGCCATAGCGGTAATATTAGCTGAAAAGCACTTATATTCCATGAAAAACGCTTATAAGCAGCTATAATCATTATAAATGTCCCAATCTTGGTAGCCACGGTACTTAAATAGGAACATTTTTAATGATAAAGGTGATGGCAACACGTTAAAACCGCAAGACCCGGTACACATCTTGATGTATCGGGTCTCGAAACTCCTTCTTCCGATTATGGAAAGATGAGCACCGCAAAGGTAATAAAAAATAAGCAGCAGCGTCTTATTTAATCTAATTTACCTGTTTGCCTCCACTCGGCTATGTTACGATCATCATTAATAAAGTCGAGCCTGAAGGTATCTATTGTCTTCCCTCCAACCATTACATAACAAGTGGCCGGGGCCGAAATAAGAAGAGGCTTAACGTCGTCCTCCTCTCCGTGGAGTATAACCCACGAATACCAGAAATTTTGTGTTGTATCGGTATTTGTTAGCACACTCACCACGTAATCGGGCTTAAGTTGTGATACCACATCGTCAAAAGACTGCATGGGGTGTGTTACATCATTAAGTTTGCCCTCTCTGTGAGAGATTCGTTCTGCTACAAATAGGTCTGTCTTATAGAACCCATCATTTTCTTGTGAAACTACTTTAAGTGTCATCATTTTTCTTCTTTTTTAAGTTATTACTACTACTTACTGCTGCTTATTGATGTAAAGGTAATAAAAAATCCCAAATACTATCGTACTCAGGATTAGTCGGGGTGCCGCCGAGTTCTTTACTCGACCCCTATTTTTGTTTAGGTTCTATGGTTTGATGATGAAAGCCCGAAGCCCTTTCTGCCGGTTCAAACCTTCTCTTTAACGCTAACCAAATGTTCTCATCGTAGCCTATGTCTACCACATCCCCTGCGAAGTTTACCCTTATGTAGTCCTCTAACATTGGGTAGGCATATCTTATACTTGGGTCTTGGGGGTCAAAGAGAAATTCAGATTCATACTCGTGTACTTTTTTTGATTTACCTTTAGTGTAGCCGAGGGTTATCTTACCAATCATAAGGATGTTTTCTCAAAGATAGCTATAATTTAAGTTCTGTGGACTTAACCATCGGAGAAGTGTTTAGGTATGTGAAACAGAAATCCCGCTTTATACGCTTAACAGAACGGTGAAAGTGCTGGGATAACTTCTTAACGGCTATATTATACCATTCGTCGTGCTGCTCCTGAGTACACTGATAACGCTGATAGAAGTCACTTGCGTCCGTCCATGGGTTATCCTCAAAAGCCTTTTCAATGGTGATGCCGTGATAGGGAACCATCCACCAATTGATTATATCCGCCTCTGTTAATTCTTTTTTCATAGTTTACGTTCCGTGGTTTATGGAATCCATACTTTCTATTACTCTGTGATGCTCTGAGTTTACGTTCACCGGTTTGACGGGCATCTTCTTGCCCTCATCGGTGTCTATCAGCTTTAAGGCACGGATGATGTCATCAATATCAACCTCTTCAAAGTCGGCATTAGCGCAAGCCTGCCGTATTTGTTTTTCAGTCCACATCCCTGTTCTTGCTTTCAAATCTTATTCCTAATACCATTCCTATTACAAAGATGGCGGCTACGCAGATAATGATTCCTAATGTGCTCATAATTTATGTTATTTGGTTTATAAAGCAAAGATATGCAATGTATTTGACAATTCCAAAAAAAGTTAATTATTTTGTTTATCTTTGTACCTGAATCAACCAACAGAAACTTTTTATAATATGAAAATTCTTCCTACACTACTCTTGGTCGAAGACCACAAAGAAGCAGAGACAAAAACAGAATCAGGAATCTTTATCCCCGTAACAACCAAAACTAATCAGATGAAGGGTAAGGTTATGTTCTGTGGAAAAGGCACTTCAGAATTGGAGATGATCTACGAAGTCGGGGACATGGTTATTTATAAACCCAACTCCGGCAGAGAGGTAGAAGTAGAAGACAAGAAACTAAGGCTCTTGGACATCAGAGAGATTCTCTTCGGGCTTTAAACTCAAACCAACCAACCGACCCTCCAATTCTACCATCTCTCGTAGTATGCGCTGAGTAAGGTAGAATTGCGATTGAAGCTCCTTGTCAGGGTATGCACCTTCGGCAAGGAGTTTCTGTTGTTCGGCGGGCAAGGCGGTAAGCACCTTACTTTTTAGTAACTTACTGTTCCGTAACACTTCCAATCTCTTTACTATGACCTTCTTAGCCCTGCGCTTCGCTGCTCTGTCCATTATCACCTATTCTGCAATTAACACACAAATCTTTGCCCGGCAACAATTTCCACATCCACACAAAAAACATTATCCCAGCATGGGCGTCCATTGCAACATTTTGCGTTCCGCATTTATCGCAAATAATTGTCACCAACCCGTCTTCTGTTTTTATCATATCGTATAGTTAAACTCCTTTAAGTAATCGTTAATACTCCTTGTCGTCAATCTCTCGTTTCGCTCTCTGACCTCTTTTACGGCAGACATATTGACCTTGATGTAATGATTAGCAAGGTTATACTGCAACAACGGAAGGCCGTGAGCGTGAAAGTTATGTTCTATGTATTGTTTAAGTTCTTTGGTTTCCTCATATGGAAACATTGTATAAAGCATAAACAGCTTATTCCACCACTTCATCTCTAACCTGCCCATCCTGTCTATCGGCCTACCAAAGACGTGCCCTGTTTCAAAGTCGGGCAAGATAAGGCTGTCACCCCCATACAGGTAGTTTTTGATAGACAGATAAGGCTCTAGGGCTCCCCAAATAGAGTGTCCTCTGAATCTTATGCCCTCTTTAGTGTCAAATCCACCTAACTTAAGATACCATTCTCTTGTAGTGAAGTAGAAGGCTCCGTGAAGGTTAGAGATAGGGGTTATGTCCGTTGGTTTGGTATTTCTCCACTTGCTCTCTATAATGTCAAAATAAGCTGGCTTTTGACGTAGTGTGCTGTTGAGCGGCAAGCTGTCCTTATCCATCTTAAACACAAGGTCAGCACCATAACGCCTTACATTAGCAGGGTCGTCAACCTCTAAGTTTTCGGGGCTCAAACCAACGCAAGTAGAACACAAGATTGAATTAGGATATTCAGATGCGTACTTAACCACATAATCGAACCAATGTCCGTTCTTTACCATTACATCTGAAGCCGTCAAGACTAAGATATCCCCCGTTGCGTGTTCCGCAGCCCTGTCAAACGAATACCCTACACCCCTGTTGTGATTGTTGGTGATGAGTTTTATCCTTGGGTCTTTGTCTAACACCGGAGGATGGTAGGAGCCGTCATCAACGACTATGAACTCTACGTCATCGTTATGATACTCCCTAAGCCTCTTGAGTGTTATACCAAGATACTCGTGGTCGTTGTAGAATGGGAGGAGAACGCTTATCATATCTGGAAATTATGTGTAATACCAATTGCGATTTTTAGTGATTAGTAAATTCCCTTAGAAAAGACTCTTTTTGCTCAACAGACCAAGTACAACTATAATTAGTAAGAAGTTTTAATATTTCATCCAATGGCCTTGTCTTAAGGAAGCGCATCTGATATTCGTTTGGGAATTTTTCCCAATGGAGTGTTTTAAATTGGTTGTCGGACTGAATCAAACCATATAAGAAGTCTAAGGTTTTATTATTAAAGTTCCTTAAGTTTTCAGAGATAAATTTATTAACTTCGTCATAGTTTAATATCCTTGTTTCCATACCAATTAGACACTCTCCCAACAAAATTAGCTGCTCGCTTGATATGTTTTTATTATGCTTTGGCAAAGCAAAAAGATAATAGTAATTAGGTGTTCTCCTTTTAATGCTACTGAGCAACATTTCAAAAACATCGTCTTGTAAAATACAAGGGCTTCTCATTATCAGATCATGTGGCATATTGGTTTTCCCCGCCCCATATTCAATCCAATATTGCCCTATTCCGAAAATACATCCATTTGTATTATAGTTGGGTTCTCTGACGTACTGTATTACCTCCTCTTTTGTATAATCAAAAGGCATTTTAAACGATTCTATAAACAACACGTCCTTTGTACAATCAGACATTATAATTTTGAGTAAATTAACTACAACCTCTTTTTTTGAATAAAAGTTTACTGCTAAGTGTACGGCAAGGCTACCGTCGTTTCGGTTACAATACCATCCGTTAGCCTCTTTTTCAATATTAAAGATATTTAATAATATCCTTTCAATAAAAAGAAACTGATTTTGCTGCTTACTTTTAAAGTATCCTTGGCCGTCATCTTCTGATCGTTTTATTTTAGCAAACTCAGCTCTTAAGTAATCAAGTAGTCCTATTGCTATTTTTGAGTTGTCTACCTGTTTTTTTAGAATAGACATTTCCTTATATTGTTCCGAGTTTATGTTTAGAGCGTCTATTAGCTCTCTTTCTAATGATCCAATTTTTTCTGCAATTTGCTTAGACGCAAATTCGTTTAAATCAATTTCTAATAAATTATCCATAACTTTATTTATTAAATTACCATTGCTATAAACCTTCTCTGCACTGCGTAGTACAGCTTGCCGTTATCAAAGTGGGCGTTGTAGCCCTGCCGCTCTAAGGGAATAGGCTTCGTCCCCGGAAGGAACAATACCTCATCGCCCTCTTCTAAGTCTTCAAAGTCTGTCCAAGTCTTGTTCTCGTACTCAATATTACAGGAGCCACAGTATTTTATATGTCCTCTGGTTTCGTCTATCTTCGCCTCGGATAGCACATCCAAGGAACCTAAACTCTTCTGTTTAACTTTCTCTATTATGCAGTACCCGTTAAGACAGATAACATCCTCTACCCACTTACTATCGAACTTACTTACCCACCTCCTTCTTTTTGCCACGAACATATCGTCATATGGTATAAGCCTATAAACTGATTCCTCTGTTCTTATCTCTGCACAGTTGGTAGCAGCCATAGGGTTAAACCATACTAAGTCATCTTCTTTTATCTCTATGGTTGACCTCCATGACGGGGAGAACGAATCATTCCTTTTGAAATAAAACTTCTCAGGCACCTTGACTACCCTACCGTACACGTCTGCCACGTCTGCTATGTGGTTATCCTTACCCTCGGCATACTGTATGTCTTTGTTAAAGCCTACGATGATGCCCGATACCGTCTTCTGCTCTTCTTTAGCCTGCGGTATCTCTACCAACACAAGGTTGTGATAAGGCATCTTAATGTTGGCAAGTTCTGCCTCGGTTAGGTTAGTCTTGTTGATTTCCATGAGGGAACCCCTTTAAGTTATCAGAGGCACGATACTTGATCTTTTTATCTATCGTAGCCTTCTCTATCATTTTTTCTAAGTCAGTGCCCTTGCAGTTCCAAAACAGAATAGCAGTTCCCGTTAGCCCCATGAAGCTCTCTTCCGTTAACCACATAGATGCAGTAGCTTCTCGTCCCGAAGATTTTATGTTTTCAACCGCAAGTATATATCCTTCATCGTTTTCTAATGTAGATATGCTAACAATTCTATTGTCGGAAAACACCGCCTGTACAAAATCGGTTATAGCAATCTCCCTCTCGTTAGGAGAACCCGTTGCTACCGTTACGTGTCCATAGTTATTCTGCTCCATACAATACCTCCACGTCTTTTTCGTCTGACACCCACAGGCTATAACCCTTCTCAAAGCTCACCAAGTACCCCTTGCCGTCCTCTATTATCTCCACCACCTTGTCGGCTGTATTCACCGGCAGGTGGACGGTCATGCCCACAGCATAGGTTACGGTTATCTCAGTAGGGAACCTGTTGTCCTTATTGTACCCTGTTGTTTTTCTCTGATAGCTTATGGCCTCTATTTTTCTCATTTAGGTTCGTTGGATTTGATGTTTAACCAATATTGATAAACGCCCTCAATGTCCCTTTCAGTCCCATCATCATCAAAAAACATGATCTTCCCAGCATCATTTGGGGCACAACCCTCACAACCTATTTCATCTTGCCACATAAACCACTCGATAAACTCCATGACGTGAGCAGTAATAGCATCGGCAGACCATTCTGCGCCATCAGTAGTTTCTTCGTGTGCTTTGATAAGTTGCAGTATCTTTTCTCTCATAACTATCTGAATATCAAAACGGTAATTCACTGTTGTCATCCTCGGGTGGGTCTAATAGCCTCGTATCGCTGATGACCGCATCAATCTTCCCGTCCTTAGCCGGAGTCTTGGCGGGCGCATCTGCCACTTCCTTGGCCACGTCATAAGCCTTAAGCTCGGTGAAGTGCATAGTCTTATCCTTGCCCTTGAACTCATGCCCGGCCAAAGAGAATTTGACGGTCAGTTTATCTCCGGGACGAACCGAATCCAGCAAACTTATCTTATCATTAACAAGAATAAACTCTGGTGTCTCTAACCATGATGATGTTCCTGCATCTTCTCTTATTGCTAACCTAAAAGATATCTTCTTAAAGGTTGACGTTGTACTCTCGAACTTATTTCCTATCTCTAAGAGATGTCCTGTTACTTCTAATTTGTTGTTACTCATTATTTATGTTTGTTGGTTTTATTATATGATTGTTTTCTTGTAGTCTGCAAGATTAACAATGTTCATTCTGCTAATAATGTCGTTCTTTGCTGCACGGTATGCTTGATTAGCCTCATTGCGTTTTGACTCAATAGACTTAAGTTCGGACATGAGTAAGGCATTTTCTTCCTTCTGCAACATATATGACTTGATATCGTAATCTGATACCTGAATCTGCTCTCCATTTTTTTCAGCAATAAACCTGCCGTCTTTTCTTATACCGATGATTTTTAGTGGTAAGTATTCCCTACCATATTCTGCGGGGATGGGGACAACAACAAATGGGATAAACCCCGTATTCGTCTTTTTATAGTCATCAATAAACTTCTTTACAGCAGTAAACGACGAACTCTCCTTCGTATTTTCATCAGTAACAATACACTGAAATTTCTCATGGGTAGTATCGAACTCTATGTCAAACCCCCGGTAGTTTTCTATTAAAATTTTACTCATAATTTTATTTTTTACTCCTTTTGTTATCTAATAGCACGCCTATCCAAATCACAAGCAGCACTGTTGCCAAAAGTAATAAGTATTCTAACGTGTCGCTCATAGCCCACAGATTTTGCGGTCTTCGTTGTTCATGTACTCCACTCCATCAAGTAACTCCCCGCGCCACTCTTTCTTAAATGGGAACCACAGCCTTTGCATAGCATCCCAAAGGTCGTTGCCGCTAACCCACTCACAAAATACCATATCCTGCACCCGCCCCTTCTCGTCATAATATGTTACACAATCGCATGAGTGGCTATGGTGACAATAAAGAACGTGTGTTTCCGTACTCGCATAAGACCCTTCGGATTGGTAGGTGGTTTTTACTGTTGTGTGGCTCATAGTTTCTGTTTATTCAGCAAAGATATATATTCAATTCGAGATTTGCAAATTTATTTTTAAGCTCCTTGGAGGTTAGGGTTTGCAAAGCCCCTATATGCGTTTCCCTTTCCCAACGCAGACCTAAATTCCTTTATGGTACGGTCTTGTATATTTAATAATTGAGTTATATCAAACGTTTCCACATCTTCATTTTTTATTCTCATTACCTTAAGCCCACACTTTTTAACAAACCCGTCCCTACTACGATCATATCGCTGTGCTAATTGGTGACATCCACCATCAATCTCTATATTTAACATTTTTAGCGGCAAAACAAAGTCTAAAATGTAAAAGCCCAATATCATTTGGCATTTATAATCTACCCCAATAGTTTTTAGTTTCCCCTCAAACAATCCCTCGGAGGGGGTCTTCTTCGTTATTAGTCTTCTCTTATGTTGTTTTAATTGTTTCGCAGTTTGCATATTTTATCATTTTGCGCCCGCCCCCGGCAAGCAATTCTCTCGTGTTTTTGGTGTTTAATGTAAAAAACTCAAAAAGCAGAAGCATTTTATTTACTTTTATTTCTTTTAATTTACTTTCATTTACTTTAATTGCATAGATATATGTATGCGTTCGCATCAAATGCCCACTAATTGTCATTTAGCTGTTTTTTACGCTCTCTTTCCCACCTTTCCAGTGCAGCCTTCCTTGCCGCCTCAGATTTTTCTTTTCTTAGATCAAGTCTTTTCAGCACTGATTCACTATAAAAAATATCATCATCACATTTAAAAAGGCCGTAGTTCCGTATAATGCCACCTATGCGGTCGCATGATTCCTTGAAATCAACGGACATAAGTTTAACAAACTTTAATGGGAGATACCCGCCTTCCTCATAAAGCATTTCTATTAAACACCAATAAATTCCAAGGCCCACCATGCCCTCGTTAATAAACAAGTCCCTCATTTTTGGATCACTACGCGCATTGTAGTCGTGGGAAAAATACTCTTTACTCATAACGTAAATATTAAAGCCCCCATAAAAGAGAACCATCGGGTGCTCAACAGACAAGATATGCCGTCTCCGATGGTAAACTCCTCTATGAGGGCTAATGATATTTCAGTTAATTTCAGCATATCTCTTTGTTGAGCACTTCAAAGATAGTAATAATTATTTATATACGTTTTGTCAGGTTTAACCTGACTGTAAATCCCTAGAGCATACCTATGAAAATGTTATCTTTGTCTTCGAGGGCCACCGGCCAACCTACCTGAAGAATGGAATAGACTTGTTGACGTAGTGTTGGGGTGGCCCTTATTTTAACTTCTAAACAGCTTATTGCCATTAATTCTGAGGTTGATAACCTCGAACTCTCCTGCATCATTAACCTCTACTCGGGCACATCCGTGATTCCAGTTATTTATGCGGGCATACTCGGGATGTTCCTCTCCTAAGTGACCTACCGACCATGTACTTATCAATTTTCCGTCAAGGGCGGTTTCATTGTGTTGTGAGGTACGATGAAGGTGACCACAGATAGCAGTCTTCTTTGTTTTAAGAAAAAGGGAGCGTGCGGGATTGACTGACACCCCCGCAAGGTGAACCTCGTGGCCGTGAAGAACGGGGAGGTGGCCTATATAGATAATACGTTGATCTTTTATGACTTCAATCTTACGTTCTCCACACTTTAATAGCGTTTCAAGCTCAAACTCTTCTATGCCCAAAAGCACTGGGGCATTGCGTATTAAGAGGCGCTCCAATCTCTCCTCGTGGTTGCCCAATTTGTAGAATGTTGGGGCTATTAGGCTACATATACTAAGGAACTGGCCGAAAGCGTCTATCTCCTCCTTCGTGTTCCTCTTACGGGGATCAGGGTTGAACTTACTTAATTGATAACAGTCCATACCGTCGCCGTTGATTAAAATGGCATCAATATTTTTCGCAATGCCATAGTTAAGCGTTTCCGTTATTGACCTTATGTTATGGTACGGAAAGTGGAGGTCTGATATTATGAGCCAATTCTTGTACTGTTTGGGTACGTTGTAATGCTCAAATGACTCCTCGAAACTTTCGGGGAGATTAAATGGGTTGTCTAACATACTTCTTATTTTTAAGTGATTGTAATCTTTTTGATCCCTGTACGCCACGATAGTATCTAACCCTCATGCGAGCACATTCAATATCGTGGAATAATTCGGGGTGTTCTTTTGCTAAAACTCGTGCTATTGTTCTATTACCGGCATCGGGAAACCTATCGAGGGTATCCCATATTACCTGTTGCAACATTTTTTTATATCCGGCGTTCATTATTTTCTCTTGCCGCCATGTGTCCTATCATCAATCTCGGCATCAACTGCCTTCCATGACAATTCCAGAGAACTTAATCTCTTATCTCTGAAATCTTTTTCTTCTCTTCGTCTCTTTTCATAGCCTTCTTCGTGGGCTTTATGATACAGGTCTCTTAGTATCTTTTCTATTGCCTCTTCTGATATTGGCACCTTGGCAAGTTTGTGGGCTATTGTAGGGCACAAACCGATCTGCGATATAAACTTTTTCATATGGGTTTGATTGATTTGATTGCAAAGATAAACAAAGCCAACGAATTAAACAAGTAAAAGATAAAAAAAGTGAAATTTATTTTGAAATCTCGAAATAAAGAATTACCTTTGTGTGGTAAAATTGAAAGCATGATTACATGGGATAACATAAAAGTAGGAAACATATATAGGGTGAAACAAGATGTGTTTGCTACTACTCCGTGGGTTCATCTATTAAAAATAAGGATAACGGGAGTAGATTCAGACAAGAAACTTGTAACGTTTGAGCGATACACAACTGGCTCCATAGACCCCGGACTACAACATGTCTATTGTGATGATGTTGTTGGTATCAATAAACTCTTTACGGAAGACATGCGAACACACATTAAATATATAAACAAGCGGAGAACAACACAATTTAAGATAAGATGAGCGAAGAAAAGAAAGATGCCAAGTTTTTTGTTTATAAGTTTTGGCCTAAGTTAATAGAGCGACTGACGGTAGCAAAGGTAGCAATGGAGAACGGGATGGACATAAGTGATAAAGACCTATCACTAATAAAAGCACAACACAAACTATACTATAATGGAGAAGTAGAGTTTGATGACAGTTTAAGTTCTGTGGATTCTGCCATTTCGACCACTCAGGGCGAATTATTCAACAATGTTGTCATGTCCGAGTGCGACGGCACAGGAGTTGTTAAGAACGATGCATAACCAAATAACTTAAAAAACAATGGCAAGAAAATTTTATTTCTCCGATTCGTTTTTCGATGATTTCATAGACATCTTTACTCTTAGCCCCGATTTAAAGGTTTATAACTCCAATGAGTATGAACTAAGGATCAAAGAGGGTGTAGTAGCTCGAAGAATCGCAGAAAAGGAGGAGTACATTAAGCGATTAGAGTTGCAAAGAGACATAGAGGCAAAAGGCTATGACAATCGTATTGCTGCCGTAAAAGACGAGATAGCACAACTAAAAAAGAAACTTTGAGTTGACATTTTACCGACCGACAGGAGAAGGGGAGAATAGTCTCCCCTTTTTGTTTAACTTAAATTTGGAATTGTCAAAACTAAATGCTACCTTTGCTAACCATGGAACATAAAGTAACAGCCAAAACCGAAAAGTGTCCTGAATGTGGGGTGTCTTGGGACGCCGGTAGCATCGTAGAGACGTTCAGACAACAAAGGGATAACGGAGAGAAGTGGTTAGGGGGGTGGTCTGACGAGAGAATTGAGGAGTATGTTAAGATGGCATACGCCCCTCCGTACAGATGGAGTAGGCTAATAGGCATAGAAGACCCTAAAATCTACGATGGCATAAGTTGGTGGAAGTGCCCTGAGTGTAAAACCATGTGGGATAGGTGGACGGGGAAGGTATGTAAACCCAAGAAGCGCAAGAAATGATAAGTATAGTAATGGCTGCCCACAATAGACGACAGCAGTTAATAAACACCTTAAATTCTATTGCTTATTACTACTCCGATCCTATTGAGGTTATCGTAATGGACAGCACTGATGATCCCAATGAGACTATTGACGACCTTGCGTATGGATACCTATTTCCAGTGAACATAATCAAAAAGAACGTAGAGTGGGTCAACCCATGCGTAGCCTACAACATAGGCTTTGATAAGGCTAAGGGAGACATAATAATAATCCAAAATGCTGAGAGTCTTCATGTAGGTAATATTCTTAAGTATGCAAAAGACAATGTTAGTGATGGGTTATACATAACCTTCGGAGCATACTCACTTGACCGCTCACTTGGAGAGGTAGACTTTGTAAAACAGAAGGATAGTTTACGTTCTATGGTTTTGGGGGCTAAGGATACCTACCTTAACGTTCACTCAGGGTGGTACAACCACTCTAAATACAGACCCGTTAAATACCACTTTTGCGCAGCCATCACAAGGCACGACCTTGAAAGGATCAATGGGTTTGACGAGAGATACGGAATGGGCGTTGCCCACGACGACTGCGAGATACTTGTAAGACTTGAAAATGCGGGGATAAAAACCACCATAGTTGACGACCCCTTTGTCATACATCAGTGGCACAAGAGAACCAATGCTAAAAGGAGAGACCCACTGTGGCAAAAGAACTTTCAGCTATATAACGAATGTACTATGAAAGAGGGGCTGACCAAGGCTCCTGAAAACGTTTACTATGTCAGGTGAAAATATAAATATGTTATTGTGGGTTACGAGTAAGTGTAACCTGAAATGTCGGTTTTGTGTTGTTAAGTACATACAGAAGCTACTCCCCGATTACGAGATGGGTATGGATGAGGTTAGAAACTTTATTCAGTCGTCTCTGAATCGCAACATACACTATCTGTGTATAACCTTTGCGGGCGGTGAGCCTGCAATGTGGCCATATCTGAAAAACGCAACCATGCTGATACTACAGAGCGGGATAACCGACAGAATAGAGTTAGTGAGCAACGGCACAATACCTGAAAGGATATTAGCGATAAAGTCGGTGTTGTCTGCCTATGCGATAAGCACTACTCAATGCCCCCCTGAAAACATTGATAAGTTTGTGGGCACCAAGGTTGTCCTTAACAGTATGCCACATAAGCCACTACCATTAAGTCCCGTAGAAGATACACTCCCTGCGGATTGTTGCTCTAAGGTAGACCTGTTAGGTACTGAATCCAACCAACTTAACTACATAAACGGCAAGGTATATTATTGCTGTAATGCCCTATTGCAAAGTGAGCGTGTTGGTCTTACTGAAGACTTGGTATGTGATTTTAATGATGACTTTATTACTAAGTTTGCAGACAAAGCCTATGATAAAACTATATGTAAATACTGTTTATGTAACTCGAAAGTATGGGAGAAACTAACATAAAAGAAGCCTTTACACACATCTATGATACGAATGTGTGGGGATCAGACGAAAGCGCATCAGGAACAGGATCAGAAATGGGAAGCACAAGAGACATAAGAGAAAATCTGCCAATACTATTTGAAAAGTATAACATCAAAAGTCTATTAGACATTGGCTGTGGAGACTTTAATTGGATGAGAACTATCGTAGGTGGCCTTGATAGCTACTTGGGGATAGATATTGTCTGCGGAATAGTACAGAGAGATAGGTCTCTATACGAGAGCGATAAGGTTAAGTTTATGTGCAAAAACCTTAACGACATCAGCGAAGAAGTGTATCAGGACTTTGATGCGGTAATTATAAGGGATGTTTTTGTTCACCTTCCCCTTGCCGACGTTGCGGCTATGATTGACAAGCTAAGGTTAGGAAACATTCAGTATTTATTTTCGTCTACGTTCCTTGGTTGGGGCACGAATGTAGACATCAGCGCAGGACGATGGAGGCCGATTAACTTACTTAAAGAACCATTTAACCTACCACATCCGATAGAGACTATCAACGGATACTCGGAGCCATACTCGATTACCGAAGGCGTTACGTTGACAGATAAGGCACTGCTTATGTGGAGGATGCCAAGGGTCTCAACCAACAAACATAATGTATTCTCCAACTATCATGCTCATAGGCAGATAAGAATGATAAGACCGATCTCTGCGACTGACGTGGGCACTGGTGATGGTTATTGGGGTAAGGCTTTGAGCCTTTTGTGTCCTGAGTGTGCCGTTACGGGGGTAGAACTATCATCTAAGTGGTACGACCACTCTGCCCCTTTGGGTGTTTACTCTACAATGATAAACGATACGATGGTCAATGCCATAAATCAGGTTAGCGGAGACCTTATTATCTTCGGAGACGTGTTAGAACACGTACCGAAAGAAGATGCTATGGCTACCCTGTCTTTAGCTACGTCTCGATTTAGGTATGTGATTATTAACACTCCGGTAGGGTTTGTGGCACAAGAGCACGAAGATACGGAGGAGATACACAGATGTGGGCTGACCCGTGAGGATATGAATGAGTTTGACGTTATGGAGTATCAGGAGTCTGATGGTAAAATTGAATATAAGGTGTTTAACTGCTTAATACGTGGCACTTATGGGGGTTAGTCTAATCCTATCTTCATTCAGACGGGCGCACTTGCTTGAGCGTAGCCTGTTCTCCATTGTCAGACAGAACGTGACCGACCTTGAAGTGGTAGTGGTTAATGACGGCATTGAGGACAGCACGGAGTCCGTTGTCAATCAGTATAGAGACAAGTTAGACATTAAATACCTCTTTAGTGGACACAGAAACGCCGATGGCGATAAGTGGAGGGTGTCGGGGTTTGCTCTGAACATAGGCGTAAAACACTGCAAGTACGATAAGATAATACTGTCCTGTGCTGAAATTTACCACCTTAATAATGCAATATCGTATTTGACTGAGGCGTTGGCCGATCCCAAGGCGTTAGCTACCACCAAGATAATTTACTTTGATGCCGATGGTAGCTTCTTCTCTAATATCAAAACCACAGAACATAAACAATTATTTAAGATAGACAACGAGGCTAAGGACTGTAGACTTATGCCCTTCTTTATGGGTATGTGGAAGAATCAGTTTGTAGATATAGGTGGTTATGACGAAGACTTCACCGGATACGCTGCTGACGACAACGATCTTATCTTAAGACTTCAGGCTAATGGCTGTCATTACATATTTACCGATGCCGAGGTAGTTCACCTGTATCACGGCAAGAGATGTGACAGTCAGATACATTGGGAAGACCCTGCATGGGCATACAACAGAAAGTTATTTTTAGAGAGAAAAGATATAATCATTAGAAACCAAAACAGAGAGTGGGGCAAGATATGAAGAACATACCCAATATTTGCCATCTGATGTGGGACAAGTCCCCGATGGCGTACCTACAAGTATTAACTGTGATATCATTTCATCGGCTAAACCCCGATTGGAGGATTATAATATGGATACCCAAACAGGATGTGTCCGACCTTGGGAGTAATACCTACGTTCCTGATTATACCGGCCCCGATTACTTTGGTATGATTACGTCTATGGATTACGTGGAGATCATAGAGGTAGACTTAAACGACTACGGCATAAGGACTGATGTTCATTTTATTCTCTGCTCCGACCAACTCCGACTGCGGATGTTATATTCAATGGGCGGTGTCTATACAGACTTTGACGTTATATGGATAAGACCTATGGAGTCATTAGCGGGCATGGACTGTATTGGCAACCCCGAAGATTTTGAGGCATCTATCTGCTATCACGAAGATACACGGGGATGGAGTAACATAGCTATTCTCATAGCAGAAAAAGAAAGTTTGTATATTCTCGAATTGATAGAGGCACAGAAAAAGATCAAGCCCCCGTATAGCCATCAGATATATGGTACAGACCTGATTGATAGCCTATACCCTACCTTTGAAAAGGTAGAGGCTAAGTATCCTCGCATCCTTGGAGTGAGGTATAAAACCTTCTATCCATACGACATAAACAACCTTCGTATGTTGTATAAAGAGGATAAACTCGACATGATACTTAATGATAACGTACTATGTCTGCATTGGTTCAACGGTCATGCCCGAAGTAAGAAGTACATCAACGATGAGGACTATAACAGACCGTGCAGCATAACCTCGGTTCTTAACTATCTGAAACTTAACAAAGGACAGCTATGAAAGTAATTTCCATTTTAGGCACGAGACCAGAAATAATTAGAACGAGTCGTATCCTCCCCAAGTTGGATGCGCTTTGCGACCACACTATAATACATACGGCACAAAATTTTACTCATAATACCAAGGATTTGTTTTTTGAAGAACTTGGACTACGACAGCCTGATATTACGTTTTATACGAGCATGAATGATGGTAATACGCATACAGAGTTTGGATTGGGCCAACAGCTTGCGGATATGTTCCCTCAGGTTGAAAAGGCGTTTAAGGATATCAAGCCTGACAGGGTGTTTATCTTGGGGGACACCAATTCTGCCCTATGTGCTATTATGGCAGAGAGAATGGGCATTCCCGTGGGACATATGGAGTCGTCAAATAGAAGCTATAATAATAAAATTCCCGAAGAGGTTAATAGAAGACTACTCGATCACATTTGTTCTCGCAACTTATTTTATACTCCGACCAATAGGCATACCCTACTTATGGAGGGACACGATCCCCGCAAAATATTTCAATGTGGGAACCCAACATTAGAGGTGCTGACCTACTACAAAGACAAAATTAATCAGAGCAGAATATTGTGGGATTTGGGATTAATGCCACACGAATGGCCGGGGGTGGTAGACCCCCCAATACCTTATTTTCTTGTTGATATACACCGTTCAGAGAACGTAAGTAATATTGATAAATTAGATGGCATATTGGAGGGCATAAACCTTATTGCTGAACACTTTGGGTATCCGGTAATATGTAGCGTTCACCCTAAGACAAGAGATAAATTAAAGACTTGCCGCACGGTTGTGCATGAGAAGGTTAAGCTATTAGATGCCTTTGGTTTTTTTGACTTTGTTAAGTTAGAGAAACATGCAAGGGTTGGACTTACAGACTCTGGACTATGTAGCGAAGAATATAACCTACTTAGAGTTCCCTGTGTGATAGTTCGTAATGAGACCGAGCGTCCCGAGGTAGTAGAGGCGGGTGGTGCCATTATATCGGGGATAGATCCAAATAACATTATTAGGTGTACGGAAATAATGGATAGACTACAGCATCGTACTTGGGAAACGCCGCAAGGATATGAGTATCTTGACGTATCGGACCGTGTAGTTAATTATATGTTAAGTGAATGGTAATATGAGTGGAAAACGAAGAATATGGCTTTCTGCCGTAGCTGTTTTATCTGACTACGAAAAAACGCCGTCATTACGGATGTTGGCTAAAAAGTATGATGTCTCTGTTGTGACAATTAAGAAGTGTATCTTGGAGGCGGGGGGTGAATTAAACTTTAAGAAGGGCAGTAAGGATAACTACAGGCGAACACGAGGATGCTTTAGCCGTGGGCAGGTACCGTGGAATAAGGGCATGAATATGGGAGATAGCTTTAGTCAACGTCAGCGCGAGATAATGCTATCTAAGGTAAGGGATGGTACCTTTATACACCCCTTATCTTCTGAAGACGCACGAGCTAAGGGTAGCATGAGCAAACTTGGGGCAAATAATCCCATGTTTGGTATGGTGGGAGAGCTAAGCCCAGCGTGGTTCGGTGGACTAATGGGTATTCCATACCCTAAAGAGTTTAGTCGAGGGCTTAAAAAACAAATAAGGGAGCGGGATGGTTATGCGTGTGCAATATGTGGAGACTATGGCAATGAGGTGCATCATGTTGATTACGACAAAAACAACAACACATACAACAATCTTATAACGCTTTGCAAGCACTGCCATCCTATAACAAACAGAAACAGGGAGGATTGGACTAAGTATTTTGGGGAACATAAACATATTAGAGGGGATATGGCCTTATTAACAGGGGGAGGCCAATGATAAGCCTTGGCATAGCAACCCTCAAAGAGAGGGAGATGGGATTCAAAAAGGTATTGGAGTCTGTTTACCCACAGGTAGATGTTGTATATGCAGTCCTCAATAATTATTTGGAGGTACCTGATTGGTTAAGTTCTATGGATCGTGTGCAACCCATAGTCATGCAGAACCAACTTGGCGATGCCGGAAAGTTCATGTATGCGGGGATGTGTGAGGGAGACTATATATCGTGGGACGATGACCTGCTGATGCCCGAAGGAGCAGTGAGATACCTGCTGTCAGGCGTAAAGAAGTACAGAGGGCTTGTGGGATTCCACGGCAGAAAGTATCTTCATCCTGTTATTAGCTTCAAGCAGTGGGCGGATAATTACCGATGTCTTAATACTGTTAGCGATGATGTTCACGTAAATTTGATAGGTAGCGGGTGTTGCGCGTATAACACCGAAACCATGGAACTTAAACTATCAGACTTTAAATTGCCTAATATGGCCGACCTTTATTTAAGTCGTGCCGCTGCTGTTCAGGGTGTACCCATGGTTGTTCTAAAGCACAGACAAGGTTACCTGCAATACCTTAAGCCACAAGGAGAAACAATATGGCAGGCTACGAGGGATTTCACTGAGCATACAAATATTTTGCAGTCTTACGTGAAATAAATTTGTTTTTCTCGTTTAATAGTTTTACATTTGGTGAAAATTAAGACATATGAAAACAGCATATCTTTGTATTGTTCTATGTATTATTGCCTCGGGAGTATTCATAACCTGTATGCCAACCGAGGAGATGCACCCTATGGACTGCTATGCAGTGACACTAATTGTAGACTCTAATACTGGGGATGTCATAAAGGTTACGGGGTCACAGGAGTTTTTCACTGATCCGTTGACGATTGATGCTTGGATAAGTTCTGACGGAGCCGTTGACAGAGACACGGTTAATCATGTGGTATTTATTGAGTTTAGGCAGTGTATAGAACCGGATAGAAAACTAAACGCACAAGAGAAATGAAGCCGATAGAATTTAACAACAACAGCAAGATGCTAAAGGAGGCACTTATACCGATGGGGTGGACAGATTTAGATGAAGATGACGATGAAGTAATCCTTGATGAAAATTGTCCTAATTGTGGCAGAGAATATGACGAAATTGATTATGAATATCAGATTTGCCACATATGTGACCACATTAATAACCCATAAACAGAAACGAGATGAACGCAGAAAGAAAACAGATCCACATTAAACCCGGAATGTACGCTTTACTTTTCTATGAACTCAAGGAGATGGCAAAGAATTATGGCTATAATCTTGTATTACATGGCAGTCTTAACCGAGATATGGATTTAATCGCAATTCCGTGGACTGACGAACCGAGGGATGAGCAAGAAATGATTAAGGAGTTTCAGGCTTATTTAACCGGGCATACAATGATAACACTTGACGGAAGCGTTCACTATACAATATTGCCGGGCAATAGACATTCTTATGTGATTGATCTGAACAGGGGCAGTACAAAGGGTGAGTGGATAAGGTATAGTGAGCCAGAGGATGACGAACAGTATTATCTGGACATATCAGTCGTTCAACCTGCCAAACCGGAGGTAGCTGATGCGATGCCGACAGAGGAAGAGATAGAGGTATGGGCCGAGAATTGTGCAGGCAATTCAGTGCAAGATAATGACCTGCGTATTCTGATAAAAGGAGCATTGATCTTGGGGTGTGATTGGTTTCGCAACCGCGTTAAAGGGGGAAGCATCCCTGACAGTTCACATAAATGTTGTGTTTGTCACGAGAATTATGTGGATAGTGATAATGGTTTTGATACTTGCCATGACTGCTTAAGTAGAATTTAAAAGGAGACGGGGAATGAACGTTAAAATCCAACGAACTTAAACAATAGATGAACTTCTGTATTATAACAGCTAATCATAAACGACCGAAGGTATTTGCCCTGTGGTGTGAGTCAATGAGTAGACTACGAGAAGAGGTAGGCCATTTCCCGATAGTGGTAGTGTCAGATTTGTGCGATGCCGGAATGTGTAAAGAACATAACATCTATCACATAGTTATGGGTAACAGGCCCGTAAGCGCAAAGTTTAACAAGGCTTGTAGGTTTTCACAGACATTAGGTGTAGATTATGTTATGACAGTAGGGAGCGATGACATAATAAGCACAGAGACAATGAAGTTGTTTTTAAGTTCTATGGATAAGGGCTATGACATGATAACTCTTGATGACATCTATTTCTACGGTGCTTATGCTGAGTATAATGGGGTGCTTGTTCACTTTAAGGGCAAGAAAGAGTTGGGGTTATGCCGAACGGTTCATAAGTCTATATTGGACAAAATAGGGTGGATGCCGTGGCGTAAACAGAGGAGTTCGGGATTGGATATGTTAGCTCGTATGGCTTATGAGCCTCATATACGAAATCCATATAACATAAACAATGCCAAGGTATTTGACGTTAAGACCGAGTTCAATATAAACAGATTCAGTTATTGGCTGAGAACCTGTGAAAGGGTAGATGCCAATATATTCTATAACATTCTGAGTGAAAGAGAAAAAGAGTTACTTAATAATATATGAAATGGCAGGAAAGTATTGGATGCAGACAAAAAGATGTATCAAGTGCCTAAAAAAGGCAACCGTACATGGAGGACACGTAACCTCTAAAGAGTATAAGACAATCATTGCAGGATGGTGCGAGGAACACTCTGACACTCCATCTCCCGACTTGCTTAATAGGGTGGGGTGTTTTGGGCATTTCGATGAGAGGTACGGAATAGAGCCTTATTGGGCTAATCTTACAACCGAATAGACATGACAGCAGAAGAAATGCTAAGGCAGATAGTTGGCGAAACTAAATCGGGGTTCAAAAGGGATTTTGTTTGGTTTTCAGAAGCCATTGTTGCTATGGAGGCTTATGCCACACGGGGGGAAGAGAGAGATGCAACAAAAGAATTACTTGCCGATATTATAAGTTGGGAAAAGGATTTGTCGGAATATCTGAGTCTTGAAACAATTCTCAAACAGCGATACATTATTCGTAAACGCATTAAAGGAGAGTCGATATGAACGCTAAAGAGTGGCTCTTAATAAAACAATACATAGACTTGAAAATAGTTTATGAAATTGAAGATCGCATAGAGGACGAATCCGGCTATCATGGCAATGCTATAGATGAAAGAAAGTCCGTGGAAAAAGCCGAGAAAGATATTGACGAACATTTAGCGACTAATCCATAGAACCTAAACTATGAAATACTTAACCCTAAAATCAGACGATAACTTAGATAAGATATCAGAAGTCTTAGATGAGACAATAGATACTACCACTAACTATCTTTTAAGAAGAATAGGAGAGGTAGACGGCTTCTTCCCTGATAGAAACTATGCCGGAGAGTTTGTCATTGACATCTTGGACTCCATGAGTATAGACGTAAAGGCCTTTGTTCACTCGATAGTTAAATCCGAAGCCTATAACTACTTCTGCCGACTGAGGTTTTGGGGCGAGGAATACGACTGTCCTATTTGTGGATGCCCGATGGAGTTTTGGGACTATGCTACTGATGAAGAGGGACATGACATAGGCAAAGAGTTTAAGTGTATAAACTGTGGACAAAAAGAAATACGAGATGAGGAAAGTTGAAGAGTTTTACGAACTGTGGCTAATTAATGAAAATTTTAATCTTTTAAGCCCCGAAGACTCCATGCACTTTGCTGATAGTTACCATAAGTGGATGCTTGAACAGGCAAAGGAGGCATTTAGCATGGATGAGTTTGAAGACTTTTGGAGGATATACCACCAGCGGTCAGGCAGACCTAAGACAGATAGGGACGCTGCACTAAAGTATTGGAAACGGCTTACTAAGGCCGAAAGGCTTAAGGCTATATCACAGATAGGGGCATATTGCTCATCCATAGAAGATAAACGATTCATAAAAAAGGCTCGTACCTATTTAGAGGATAAAAACTTTAACGATGAGTTCGCCCCCCAACAGAGTTTTAGCATAGGCAGAAACGTATCAATAGATAATCTTAAATAGACACAATATGAAATTTAAAGTAAGTAGGACGAGCACGTATGATGGCCAGCCATGCGATGAGGCATATCAGTCATACATAGAGTATTGGCACATAAGATCATGCACGGAGTCCGAGTTTAATGAACGCTTCTCTGCAAGAGAGGGGATGTGGATGGCGAAGGGCAAAAATCATCATATTACAAAAGAGGGGTACATTAGTAGACAAGAGGAAGACAGAAGGGTTTGGTGCGTTGACTTGAATGGCCTCGATGATGTTTTGGCATTCGCTGAAAAGTATGGAAGCATAATTATTGGTACGGGCGTTATTCCAGAGGTAGAGATTTATGACGACTACCGGGAATAAACTACCGCCATCAGCTATCGAGGCCGAAGAGGCAGTCCTCGGTGCTTGCTTCATTGAGGAGGATGCTTCAAGGGTAGCCGTAGGCATACTCAAACCTGATATGTTCTTTGTTCCCAATAACCAACACATATTCGCGTCTATCTATGAGATGAGCCATAAGGGTAAACCGGTGGACATAATCACAGTAACATCCGACCTAAGACAAAAGGGAATATTAGAAGAAGTAGGAGGGGCTATTTATGTTACTGAGTTAAGTTCTATGGTTGTCACTACCCACAACGTAGAGTCCTACTGTTTTATCATCAGGGAAAAATCAATTTTACGGCAGCATATCGCATTTGCTGCCAATCTTACAGAAAAGGCATACACAGATAACGTACTAAGTGTTAACGAGTTTGCGGAAAACGAGGTCTTTAAGATATCATCACAGGCTCAAACCAAGGAACCTAAACGAGTAGACTCCTGTGTAGATGACTTGCTTGTTAGTGTGTCTAAGGTTGTTAATAACCCCGGCATATTGGTAGGCATACCTTCGGGACTAAGTAGCATAGACAGAATAACGGGAGGGTTTCAAAACAGTGATCTTATCATAGTAGCTGGACGCCCAAGTCAAGGAAAATCAGCCTGTATGCTTACATTAGCAACCGGAGCGGCTAGGCTAGGCACGCCTGTTGCGATATTTTCCTTAGAGATGTCAACGGAGCAGTTAACGGCAAGAATGGTGTCAGGCGTTTCGGGATACACTAATATGGAGATTCGCAATGGCAAGGTCAATATGGATACATTGGTCACCCAATCAGAGATAATAGCCAAACTGCCTGTTTACATAGACGATACTGCCCAAATAAGCATAGCCGAGCTAAGAAGCAAAACCAAAAAACTTATCCTAACAAAAGGGGTAAAGATGATTTTTGTGGACTACCTACAACTTATGCGGGGATTGGGTGACTCCCGTGAGCAGGAGGTAGCCTCGATATCCAGAGGACTTAAAGCATTAGCAAAGGAAATGAATATCCCCGTTATTGCTCTGGCTCAGTTAAACAGAGAGGTAGAGTCTACTTCTGACAAGCGGCCTCAGTTATCCCACCTTCGGGGTAGCGGTGAGATAGAACAGGATGCCGATATAGTTGCCTTTATCTACCGCCCCAAGTCTTATCGAATAGACTCTATGAAGATCAACGGCGAGGAAATGAACACTAATTCTCTGATTTTATTTGACATACAGAAGCATCGTAACGGCGCCTTATATCCCGTGTGTCTGTATCATAACGAATCACTCACTCAGATAGTTGACGACCGAGAGAGTATTGGGATACCATTGTTTTAAGAATATGATAGAAATAAACAAAATACACGAGGGAGATTGCACCGATGGGTTATCTAAATTACCCGATAAGTCTGTTAATTGTTGCGTAACGTCACCGCCTTATTACGGGCTAAGGGACTATGGCGTTGAGGGTCAGATGGGATTAGAGGCTACGCCAGAACAATATGTGGATAATATGGTTAAATTGTTTACTGAAGTTAAGCGTGCGTTAAGGGATGATGGCACATTGTGGCTTAACCTTGGGGATAGTTACGCGGGAAGCGGAGGTGCGGGGTATCAATTTGGAGACCCTAAAAAACCAAAAATAAGTCACTTTGATAACCCAAATAAGAAAATTAATGGGTATAAGTCTAAGGATTTAATAGGCATACCGTGGATGGTAGCCTTTGCCCTGCGCACTGACGGGTGGTATCTAAGACAAGACATAATATGGCACAAGCCTAACCCGATGCCAGAGAGCGTGACCGACAGGTGTACTAAGTCGCATGAGTATATTTTTTTGATGAGCAAGTCTCCGAAGTATTATTACGACAATGAGGCAATAGCAGAAGATACGGTAACGCAAGATAGTGGAGTCAGGGATAGGGATAATTCTCGGCTAAACAACACGCCGGGGAGGACACGTATGGGTGGGTTAACAACGAATGATTATGAAAGGCGTAATAAGCGCTCCGTTTGGACAGTTAATACTATGCCTTACTCAGAAGCCCACTTTGCCACCTTCCCCGAAAAACTAATAGTTGACATGATTAAGGCAGGTTGCCCCGAAGGGGGGACTGTTTTAGACCCGTTTATGGGGGCGGGTACGACAGCCGTTGTCGCCCGTAAGCTAAACCGCAACTATGTAGGATTTGAACTTAACCCTAAGTATATTGAGATAGCCGAGAAAAGGCTGTATGACGAGTTGGGGATGTATCTATAAATACCATTGTTTTAGAATGATTATCTTTGAGGTGATATGTGCAGATGTCTAACAAAGTTTTATCCATAGGGAGTAGGGGCTGCACCTCCGAAACCTGTGGATTTTTAATTTATGTATTATGGAAAGAGTTAGTGGTATTTACAGAATTTGCTCAAAAGTTCACCCCGACAGGTTTTATTATGGCAGTGCCGTGTGTTTCTCTGAAAGATGGAGGCTTCATCTATTAAAACTCAGGAAGTATAAACATGAAAATGCCAAACTTCAAAATCACTACAACAAGTATGGCTCAGATGATTTATTTTTTGAGGTGGTTGTAGAGTGTGACGTTGATTCCTTGCTTGCAATAGAAAATACTTATCTTAACCCCCTCCCGTTTTTCAATATATGTCCAACGGCGGGGAGCAGTTTGGGTGTTAAGCGTACTGATGAGTATAAGGATAAGATGCGAAGGTCTAAAAAGAATCCCTCCCAAGAGCTAAGGGATAAAATAGGGATGTCCCTAAGGGGGAACATACCGTGGAATAAGGGTAAAAAATTATCAGAAGAGCATGTTAGGAAACTGAGCGAGTCTCATATGGGATACGTGCCCACGGATGAGCATCGTAAAAATCTCAGCAAGGCGAATATGGGGCGAAAAATGACTGATGAACAGCGGGAGCGGGTGAGATTGCGGATGATTGGAAACACAAACGCGGCGGGGCGGATTATATCTGACGAGACCCGAGAAAAACTGAGTAAAGCCCTTCGTGGGAAAAAGAGATCAGAGGCCGAGGCTAATAGACTAAGAACAATAGGGATAGGTCGGCACCCAAACGAAGAAACGAGAAGAAAAATAAGTGAAGCGTCAAAGGAGATGTGGCGAAGGCGTAGGGAGGCGAAACTGTTAATGTTAGAGGAATCCCAAAACCATAGTTCTGAGGATTAATTACCTTTGACCTGTATTAACCAATTAAACGCCGGTAAGGTCAAAAAAATGTTGCTGAAAACCACGATTACAAAGTGCGAACATTCGTTTCGCTACGGAGACATCCCCGCCACAGGCAAGGAGTTTCTTCTTAACACAAACCGTATAAATGCGGTAAGGGCCAGCGGAGCGGCAGGCTCGTCATTTTATTTTTCTGAGAATTTATTTAGTAATAGGGAGAGTCCTACATATATGGTATCCTCAAACTCCACTCCTGCGGCCATCGCTACGGTTGCAGACCTTACGTTTGAGAACAACCTTATGGACATGACCCTTTGCACTGACAACCTGACTACGGGTGCACACATCGCCGAAAAAGTCAACGTCGAGAGTATTGCACTTGCTTGGGCACATGAGGAAGACAGTGATTATTCTTGGCTTGTATTTTTCCTCGGAGCGTTTTCGAGGAAACTCGTTCTTGTTGCTGCTCCACTCGAAGCGATCAAGGATTCCGCTGATACTGGTACAACCACCACGTGGTGAGATAGTTAGCAAGTTTCTTTTTGTTTTCATAGTTTTAGTTTTTTTAAGGAGGGAGCGGTTCCCTCCTTTTTTATTACCTTTGCTGAAACCAACGGACATAATCTATGCAATTAAAGGATATAGATGTTTCAAGACTATCATTCGACATATTTGATAGCGACTTCACAACGACTATAAAAGAAAAGATACCTGAGTTCAACGAATACGAAGGAGTGATACCTGAGTTAGACGTATTCAGGTTTGTTGTTATAATGTGGGATATGAAGTCTCCTATGTTACGTGAGGTTGATGACTATTATGCACGTATGTATGCTACCGCATCAATGGTGGGGTTCCCAAGGACTAAAAACAACTTCAGCAAGGAGGCAGACGAGATAATCATAGGTAAGAATGAGAGCGTGAACAGGATGATAGTAGCCTATACTGCGTACATGGGCGTACCCGAGTATCAGTACCTAATGGCTTATCAGGCGCTGTTCGCAAGTGAATACGCTAAAGTTTTGAGGGGCAAGGGCGGCAAGGACAGCGACAAGATATTAGAGAACGCAAGCGGGAAGGTCACTAAGTTCACGAGGGCTATCTTCGGGTCGGGAGACTACGATGAGTACTCTTTGAGGAGACAGGCGTTGTATCAGAAGATTGAGAAAGACAAATTAAGATTAAGACCCGAGCAGATCATCAGGGACTTAACGGATAACGGAGATTTGCCTGAAGACTTTAACCCCTACGGTGACTACTCTATCGATATAAATAAGGATATTAAGTTCGTTGGTGATGGCAAAGAAGGTTGATTACACCGAACTTTACGTTCCGGCTGACACTGTTTTTGCAATTAATAACCTCGATCCAGATCGAAAGACTATCGTTTTGTCTCTGCCCAAACCACCGAACGTAAACACTATTGATAATTTTGGCCTACACCCTGACGAACAGTATTTCAAACGGTGGAAGACACCTAAGAAGCTATTAACTATTGAAAAAGAGGTCTTAAGAGAACTTCAGGATATTCAAAAGGGCAACAGACAGGAGACTGTAACGGGGTATAAAATAATTGACAAGTTCTGGGATAAGGTAGAAGAAGAAAGGGACGACTTAGAGGCAGAGATAGACTTCATTAAGAAGCTGTGGTGGCATAGGATGAACGGCTATTGGTTCTACAACGACGGCAAACCAACGTACATAACCGGAAGGCACTTCATGTTCCTGAACTTCTTTTATCAACCCGATATAACTACTAACGACGGGTACCCTGAGTACAGAGACAGACACCGGAGGGAGTTTCTATTCAGAGAGTATCTGAGGCACGCTACCGAGACGTTTGCCAAGAGAGATGAAAGAGGGTGGGCTGTGCCTAATGCTGATGGTAGTTATGATATGATTGATGTGGGGTCGAGAGTAAGCTATGGAGACATACATCCTAAGTCCCGAAGGAACGGTTCTACAATGATGGCATTGTGTGATATGATTGAAAGTTCGGAAAGGAGTTTTGGTATCTACTCTACTATAATTTCAAAAGACGGTGAGGCCACCGAGGAGCACTACAACCTTAAGCTACTTCCTTCGTGGGTAATGAGGCCGTATTTTCTTAAACCCGTGTGGCAGGGATCGTCCCAACCAACGCAGATAAAATATTTTCCTCCTAAAAACTACTACGGCAACGAAGCCCTGATGAGTGTCATTGACTACACCGTATCGGCCTCGGAGACTAAAAAAGATGGGTCTAAGTTTAATGGAGAACTCGTATGCGATGAGGAGGGCAAGGTTTCTGGATTAGGAGTCAACGTCTTACAGAGGTGGGACGTAAATAAGAACGCACTTGCCCTTGGTGACGGTACTAAGATATTAGGATACTCTACTCACATCTCAACGGTAGAAGACATCAATGCTGCGGGTATGGCCTTCTTGGATATGCTTGAACTCTCTGACTTTTATCAAAGGGGAGAGAGTGGGCAGACTACATCAGGTCTTATGGCTCACCTGTATCCTTCTTATGACGGTCAGGAAAACTTCATAGATCGGTATGGTATGTCAGTCATTGACACCCCCACAGACCGACAGTGCCGCTTATCTCATTCAGCAATCTTCGCTACGCTTAAAAAGGGAGCCAAGCAATATCAACAGGAAAAGAGAGATGACTTCTTAAAGAAGGGCACCCCTGCTGCTATGCAGTCTTATAGGGCTTATGTTAAGAAGTACCCGTGGAAGACAAGCGAACTCTATATGTCAACAGTCTCAGACATGGGCTTTGACTATGAGATACTTGACACCCGAATCATGGAGTTGAGGAAGATGAAGTCCTTGGGTAAGATGCCATATAAGGTCGGGAACTTCTACCGTGAGGGAGACCCGTTAGAGGGTAGGGTATATTGGAAGACAGAACCCGAAGGGAAGTTTGAGTTATCCATGGAACTTAAGCCTGAAGAAGCAAATCTTAAACGTAAAACTTTGGTTTGGGATGGCACTAAGATGTCTATGGTGCCAGCTTGGGAGCCTGTTTATAAAACGAGGTTTACCGCAGGGGCTGATCCATTTCGTTTCAGGAACAGCAAAGACATCACCACTAATAAGCAATCTGATGGCGGAATAGCAGTATTATGGCACGATTTTTCTAAGCCCAATAAGTCAGAGAATAGGAAGTTTGTATTGTCATATAGGTATAGACCTCATACATTAGAAGAATACTGTGAGGACTGCATAAAAGTGTGTGAGTATTTTGGGGCTATGTGTTATCCCGAAAACAACCTCACAGGAGTATATGAGCACTTCATTAAGAGGATGAGGGGCGGATATCTTAAGTACGATCAAGACTCGATCACGGGTCGAGCAAAGGATACCCCCGGATATTACGCATCTCCGGGAACAATAAACGACGGGATGTCCCAAATTAAAGATTACATAGTCTTCAATGGAGCAGAAGAAAATCACTTAAGTTTTTTGGAAGAGGTGCGTGGCATGAGAAGTGTAGATGATTTAACTAATAACGATAGGTTTGCAGCGCACATGGCCAGCTTACTCGGCGCCCTCAGCAGCTACGGCAAGGCATCGGATTTTATGAATACTCAAACAATAGACCTCGGGAAAGTCTCTTGGTTACAAAAAAGATCATTTTAATTTTTTATTATTATCTTTGTGACATGAGAATGAATCAACATATAGAGCAGCCGATAAACTTACTTGGTGGGTGAGGTAACTCTATATTGTATATAGCCCTCCCCACAAGGAGGGTTTTTTGTTTTACGGAGTGTAGGTCTGTAGCTGGTAGCAGTCCTGCCTTGGAAGCAGGTGGAGCAATCCCTCGTCGGTTCGATCCCGGCCACTCCGACTTATTGAGGCTTCGTTTAACGGTAGGACGCACGGCTTATACCCATGTAATCAGAGTCCAATTCTCTGAGCCTCAACTGTGTCAGATGCTCGTATGGACAGAGTGACGGATTGTGACTCCGTTAGAAGCCAGTTCAAATCTGGTCTGACACCCTATGTTCGGTTCGTCTATCGGTAGGACGGCGGGTTTTCATCCCGTAAAGGCGAGTTCGATTCTCGCACCGAATACATATTGCCCTGTCGTATAGAGGTGGTACACATGGCTTTGAACCATGCGGAGAAGGGTCAGTACCTTCCGGGGCATCAAAATAAATTTGCATATTAAATTAAAAGTATTATCTTTGCAGTAATTAAGGCATAAGGATGCAAATGGTAAGAAAAAATATGGTGAATATTGACCGCACAGGCGCAACCGTGCGAAAGGGTATCCCCATATAGTTCTTTGAAAGGATTATTAAGGCGGATGCCCTCACAAAATGGGGGCATTTTTATTTTGGCTTATAGTTTAATGGTAGAACGCCTCGCTGATACCGAGGTAATTCAAGTCCGATTCTTGGTGAGCCAACAACATTGTGGGGTAGAGTAACGGTAACTCGTGGGGCCCATAACCCCAAGCTGAGGGTTCAACTCCCCCTCCCGCAACTAATTGGGAATGTAGCTCGTATGGAAGTAGCTACGGCCTGTTAAGCCGAAGGTAGAAGGTTCGAGTCCTTCCGTTCCCGCAATGCTCTTATGGTGTAATGAACAGCACAGGGGTCTTCTAATCCCTTAGTTTGGGTTTGATTCCTAATAGGAGCACAAATGCCTTCGTCGGCCCCTTGGTGGGGAACCAGACTGTCACTCTGGTAAAACAGACGGATCGTAACCGTTCGGGGGCGCAAGGGCTGTTCGTATAGTGGCTATTACTTCTGTTTTGCAAGCAGGAAACGAGATTTCGATTATCTCACAGTCCACCAATGCGGGATAGGTGTTGACACATACACAGGAGTCTTCCAAACTTCAGTAGACGGAGGGTTACCGTCATCCCGCTCTAAGTGATCGTAGCAAATCGGTTATGCCCCGCCCTTTTAAGGCGGTGAGATTGGTTCGACTCCAATCGGTCACACAAATGCGCTCATAGCATAATGGAAAGTGTGCAAGGCTACGAACCTTGGCGGTTGGAGTTCGACTCTTCATGGGCGTACTAATGCTCCATAAGCATTGATGGCGATGCGCTAGTCTTGTAAACTTGAAAGCAGGGTTCGATTCCTTGATGGAGCTCAGGTGGAATTTACAAACTATTTGGAGGTTACAAATCTTTTGTATATCTTTGTGTTATGGAAAAGAAAAAAGAATGTCCTAAATGTGGAATTAAAAAAACAATAGATTATTTTACTAAGTCTAAATCGCGCAAGGATGGGTTTGGGTCTTTTTGCCTAGAGTGTGGAAGAAAATACGGGCGGCTTCATTATAAAAATAATAAAGCTGAATATATTAAAAGAATATCCTCTAACAAAGAAAGGGTTCGTGATCTTTATATAACTCTTAAAAAGTCATATGTATGCAGTAAGTGCGGGGACAATAGATGGTATGTGTTAGATTTTCATCACGAAGGAAATAAGGAATCTGACATAGCCCATATGGCATCGGAGGGATATTCAATAGATTCCATTAAAAAAGAGATAGAAAAATGTATAGTGTTATGTTCTAATTGCCACAGAGAATTACATTACAAACAAAATGGGGGCATAGTTTAATTGGCAAAACGTTTGTGTTACATACAAGTCATGACGTTCGAGTCGTCTGCCCCTACTAATATTGTTCGATTCCAGTAGAGACTACAAGTTTATTTGCATATATTAAAAACAATGATTACCTTTGCCTTGAAATGAGAAATTGTTGGTCATATAGTTCGTTTTTACTCTTGCTCTCAAAGCGAGGTAGATGACCTATATATCCATATAGCATAGACCTCGCCCATAAAGCGGGGTTTTTTATTTTGCTCCGGTAGCCCAATTGGTAGAATGGCAACGGGTTTAAGCCCCGTTCAGTGTCGGTTCGAATCCGACTCGGAGTACAAATGCCGCAGTAGCAGAATTGGCACGTGCGTTAGTCTTAGAAACTAATAGTTATGTGAGTTCGAATCTCACCTGCGGTACTAAGGATGGGTGAACCCCAGTTGGCCTAAGGGGGACGGTCTTGAAAACCGTAGGTCGCTCAAAACGGCGTGGGGGTTCGAGTCCCTCCCCATCCGCAATATGGGAGTAATTCTTTGGAGAAGACGGGTCTGTAACACCCCAAATAGAAAGTTCGATGCTTCCTACTCCCACTAATGGAGGGCTGCTGTAATGGTATCAGAGCGGTTCGCTAAACCGTCCGTCAGCAATGGCGTGGCAGGGTTCGACTCCCCCGTCCTCCGCACTGATTTCTCACATTCACTATCTTTGTGGATATAAAAATATCCGCAAGTGATTAGACTCGAAAAGTATATCGGCGGGATAAGCCCAAGTAGAGACATAGCCCCCGAGAAAAAGACAGAAGTATATTGTAGAAAAAATGCCGAGTTTCTGTATGGTCTTTGGTGCGGATCGGCCACAGCTTGGGGCTATGACTCCCTCTCGTTTTTTAATGAGATGCGGCAGTATAGCAATGGGGCTCAGGATACAAATCAATATAAAAGTTTTTTAACCAACTCGGGGGCAAATAACTCTGAGACTTTTAGTCTGTATGATAATGATGCAGGCATAACGCAACGAGCAAAACGCGACGGATATTATAACCTGCTATGGCAGAATCTTTCTCCTGCGCCGAAGATTCTCAATGCATTACACGGGGCTTTGGGTTCTTATGATTACGATCTTTACTGCGATACCATAGATGCCAATTCGAGGGGATTGGTAGAGTTTGAAAAGTTTAAGAAGTTTCACGAGGCTCGTGATATAAAGTGGCAAACGGAATATAAAACTAAGGCAGGTATCCCCGTCGACGAAGACGCTAACTTTCCTAAGACACTTGAGGAATTAGAAGCCTTCTCCGCAAGGGAAGGGTTTAAACTGAATATAGCCCGTGCTATGCAGAAGGTGCTAAGGCATGGGTTTAATGTCAGCGATTGGGACGGGTCTATCAGGAAGAAGCTGTTAGACGACCTTATTACTTTAGGCTACTGCGCCGCAGAAGACTTGTATGACGACGAAGATAGGCTGTTTAAAACACAATGGCTTGACCCCGCAAGGACTGTGATGCAATTTTCCCACGAGAAAGATTATTCGGATGCAGAATATGGTGGGCACTTCTCAGAGTGGACAATCTCTAATGTAAGGCGTAAAAGACCTGATCTTACTGAAGATGAGTTGTATGCTTTGGCTAAAAACAATAAGGGCAATTTTAACAACCCAACAATACAGTGGGGGGAGAGAACGAGTATGCTTGACATAACAAGTAACTCTTACCTTTATGATGACTTCAAGGTAGCAGTGTTTAAGGCTTATTGGATAGATACCGACACTTACAAGAGCCTCTACTATAACAACAACTCCGGTCGGGAGATGGTCAAAGAGGTGGGGTATGATGAGAAGATAACCCCCTTAACCAAAAACCAAATAGCTAAAGGCAAAAAGCAAGAGGTAAAACAGACTAAAATCAGGGTTGTTTATCAGTGTTCATGGGTAGTGGGGTCTGAGATATGTTGGGATCATGGTAAGCTATTGATGGGTGCAAGGCCGCAGCCGTCTAAGCCTAAGATACCTATCCACGTTGAGCAGTTGCTACAACCTTCTATTGTCTACAGGCTTAAGCCTATCTTAGACTCAATAGCCTTGACGTGGCTACAGCATCAGAACTCTATGGCTAAGATGATAGAGAAGGGCTATGCCGTGAATATGAGCATGTTGATGAATGTAACGATGAATGGGAAGGATGCATTAGACCCTGCTGGTGTTTTAAATATGTGGAAGCAGACGGGGATTCTACCTTATATGTATGGTGGGGCTAATGGGCAATACCCGGGTGGGGCCGCTATTCCCGTCACTCCTATTGACGGAGGATTAGGGAATAGAATACAGGAGACCGCTATGGCCTTAGAGACTAACTTCAAGCTAATTGAGGAGATAGTGGGGATAAACCCTGTTGCAATGGGGTCTACTCCTACTAAAGACTCACAGGTAGGTACTACCGAGATGGCGATGCAGGCCACATCCAACGTGCTTAAACCTATAGTAGAGGGTATGTTCGAGATCAAGCAGAGTCTTGGTTCAAGTTTAATGTTAAGAACACAGATAGGTCTTAGGGTAGATAAAGACATAAGAGATGCCTATGCAGGTATTATCTCTCCTTCTGATATTAAGTCGTTGGTTTTGGCAGAACACAATAGTGTTCAGTATGGCATTAGCCTTAAGGCCAAGCCTGATGATAAACGTAAAGCTACGCTGCTTAACTTCATTACTCTTGAAGTAGAGAAGGGCACATTGGGTTCACCGGAAGGAATGTACTTTGCCGAAAGATTAGAATCGGGTGCAGACATGATAGAACTCCGTCAGGAGATAGCCTATGCAATAGAAAAAGGACAGCAGCGTAAGATGCAAGAGTCGTTGGCTACTATCCAAGAGCAGAATAAGGGTATGCTTGAAAACGAACAGCTTAAGGGGCAGAACGAACAGGCTAAGATCAATGCCGAGGGACAGGTGAAGATGGCTGAAGAAGCCCTAAGAGGGGATATAAAGCATAAGTTACAGAGACAACAGAATAATGCAGAATTAATGAGCAGACTCTTTGATGATGTGGCTGCTGAAAAAGAAATAAAGAATGACAACACCAGAAGACAGGCTTAAGTGGGCGTTTAATATACTCGCTAAGGGTGGTTTAGATTCCGTGGATTTGTATGCAGAGTTAGGCAAGACCGAGGCTTTGGTGGGCGGTATGGGTCTTATGTCTCCACCTCCGATGGCTCCGTCAGTCAATTCCGGTATTTCCGAACAACCACCTGTTACGAAGAATCCACAGAACTTAAACAATTTAATGCAGTAAGCCATGCCGGGAATACGAATAGGGATTGGGGTTGATAGGAGTAGGCCCATTGGGGTTTCGTGGAATGCGTACTGGACTACACGAACCCCGACAGCGTTAATCTTAACGGCATTGTCTCCGACCTCAATCAGGGCAGCATGGACAAATGCGGGAACGGGCTTTGATGGTCATAGTATTGAGTTAAGCACAGACGGGGTAGCATTTACCGAGGAAGATACCGTGCTTATAGGAACCAATACTCTTGACATTACAGGGCTTGACTCAGGAACTCTTTACTATGTTAGGGTGCGGGCTTACAAGGAGACCGAATACAGTCCTTATTGTGATATTGTATCTGAAGAGACAATATCTCTGCCTAGTCAGATAGCTAACTTATATGCGTGGTATGATCCGTCACAACTAACGGGGTATAATGATGATGGGGCCGTAGCTCCGCTTTCCGACTTTGGTGGTAGTAATAGACATCTTGCGCAGACAACGGCTGGTTTAAAGGGTATTTACAAGACCAATGTGTTAAATGGAAAGCCATCAGTGCGCACTGATGGCTCAGATGATTATTGGCAGTTGTATGGAACTTTCCCATCTCAACCTTTTACAGCCTTTTTGGCAGTGAAAAGGTTGGCGGGGGTTGACTATAAATCAGCATTGGGGACAGGTGGTAGTACAGGGATTATAGCCTTTGCCAATGACACTGAGATAAGAATAGGCAATGGAACTGCATTGGCTAAGACAGGACTTGCCTCGCTATTAAACCGTGCAATTATTGTTAGTGCCGTAAATAACGGGGCTAATAGTGTGTTGGCTATCAATGGGGGCGAGCCTTCATCTGGAAATTCAGGTACTAGTAATGGAGATAGAATTTGCGTAGGTGACCTAGCTTCATCCGGGTCAACCAAGATTAATGCTGATTATTTTGATGCTATAATATATACGGGGGCGTTTGACGCAACAGCAAGACGTAGGGTTGAAAAATACTTATCATGGAAATATGCTATTGAGTTAGAGCCTATATGACCGGCAAGTGTATTCCTCCACAACGAGGCGAGTACTATCTACGTTAGCCCCGACGGAATGGGAGATGGTAGTACAGTAGAAAATAGCACCGAATTACAGAATGCAATAGGTTCTTATAATCTATTGCCGGGTGACAGTATATTGATGAGTGGAGGAACATACAGCGGTAACTACTTGATGCCCAAAAATGGAACATCTGAATTACCTATAACAATAAATGCCATTGATGGGGAAAGTCCAATCATAGACGGACGATTACTTTTGAATGGTAATTATGTAATTTGGAGCAAATGCGAATTTAAATATTCAGGTTGGCTAAAGCGTGAAACATTAATAGCCGGGCCATCCCCTTCGGACATTCCCTTAATGAGAGTTACTATCAATGGTCATGATTCTTATTTGGATGACTGTATTATTCATGATATGTACGAAGGGCCTGAAGTTTGGACAAATGCGATTAACTCCAAATTAAGAAGGTGTGTAATTTTTAATAATGGATGGCAGGGGCCTGATCGTGGTCATGGGCATTCTATTTATACTCAAAATGAAACGGGAACAAAGGTCATTGAGGATTGTATTTGGTTTCAATCATTTAGTACTGGGCTCAAAATATATACAGCCGGTGGTCATGCACAGGGCTATATAGCGAGGAGGAATATTGGATTTAACTCTGGCATTCTTGCAACAATAGATGACGCTCAGTTTAATGAATGGGTACAAGACCCTAACCCCGGAACGGGTTACACTTTTGAGGATGAGCATACATATCATAGCGACCCCACATTTGACCCTGTAACAATAGGATTATACAATGGAGTTAACGGGGTTATACTGAGAAATTGTTATTATCCTGATGGAATCGCAATACACGAGGACTGTGATATACTGGAAAACAGCGGGGGAACTTATACTAAACCCGAAAGTGGAGTATATGTGTATGTAAATGCCGTGACGGCAACAAAGGCTCACGTGGCTGCTTATAATTGGGACTTAGCGGATAGTGTAGTGGTGGATTTAAGTGCGGCAATAGGACTGAGTGTTGGCGATACGGTAAAGGTAAAAAATGTGCAGGATTTGTTTGTTGATATTGTCGAGTTGGTATTGGATGCAGACAAGAAAATAACAGTTGATATGAGGGCAATATCTCATACGGTGGCAGCACCTGTTTTGTGGGATGCTCCGGTAGCGACATTCCCTCAGTTCGGGTGCTTTATAATTGAATTAGTGTAGTCGCTGTCAGTAGTTGATAAAAAAAATATGAAATATCTCACAATCTTACTGCTGTTTCTAACGCTGACAACTTCGGCGCAAATCCCTTATGATAAGAAACTTCACGCCGGAGCAGGGGTATTAATGGGTACGTGGGGAACCTTTGCCGGTAACTCTATGCTTTATAAACCCGAAAGGGCTGCTTTATTTGGGACGACTTCGGTAGCCGTGGCCGGATTAGGTAAGGAGATTTGGGATGAGGTTGAATACAGAGGGTTTGACGTTAAGGACTTAGGGGCCACGATGATCGGTGGATTAATCGGAACGGGGCTAAGTTATGCGGGGCTGAAGATATTTTACCATTATAAGCCAAAAGTCTTTATCGCGACCGTAAACAACAATGTAACGGTAGGATTTAGGGTCAAGTTTTAGAGCTAAAATACCTATGTTATAGGAATGACTAAATTTGCATATTAAACCAACGAAACAGAACATGGAATTAGATGAAATTTTTGCTAAGTCTCCCGAGGAGTTAGCGGCTAAGAACGGTGAAACCATAGAACCTAAAACCGAAGAAACCCCGGAAGCAGCAGAACAGCCTGAAAAGGTTATTGAAAAGTCCTCAACGGAGGCACAGGCCACATGGCTTGATGAAGTAAATAAGAGTTTGGGAACGCAGTTCAAGGTTAAGGAAGAAATCTTAACTCATATAGAGAAGGCCAAGAAGACCGACGAGTATGAGGAGAAGATAAAGACCTTCGGAGACTTTGAGAAGCGGGAACAAGATTATAAGCAGCGTTTGGAAGACGCTAAGAGTTCTTTGAATCCAATGAAATATTTTTCATCCCCCGATGCTTACAAGGCTGAACAGTTGCGGATGCAGTTTCCTGACAAGAACCCGATGTTGCTACAAGAGGTGGCTACTTCGGATTTAACTAAGATGGATAACGTGGAGATAATTATCAAGGGAGTCATGCTCGACAATAAAGACGTTAGTTATGAGGACGCTCGTAATTATGTGTTAACAGAGTATGGCATTGCAGAGGTAGACCCAAGCGAGTGGTCGGCAGCAGCAAAGACTAAGATAAAGATCAAAGCAGGCGAGCAACGTAAGGCACTTACAGACCTCAAGGCGCAGATAAAGCTCCCCGAGGTAGAGACTGATGAACAAAAAGCAGCGACGGTAGCAGAACTCAGGAAGCAGAAAGAGACTGCCATTGAGCCCTATGCCGACACGTTTGCCAAGTTCGAGAAGTTCGTAAGCAAGATAGATGATGAGCGCACGTTTGAGTTTACAGCCCCTGATGAATATAAGGCTGCTCTCAAGGATATGTTTAAGGGTTATTTCCTTGACGGAGGCAACGAGGTCAATCCAGAGAACCTAAAGACTATTCAAAAGCTAAGAGATGCCATGCTACTGTATGACAACTTCCCCAAGGTCTACAAAGCCATAGAAGGCGAAGTAGGTCTGAAGTTTAAAGCAGAAGAAGACAAGAGACTTGGTAATGAGAAGCCTGAAAACAAAACACTGGCCACAGATCAAGGCGCACAGAAACCGGGAGGGATGGAGACGTTTCTTAATCAATAAAAATGTCTAACATTCTAATATAAATATAAAATGTCAACTCTTTCAACACAGGCAATTACCAGCAATACTCAGAAATTTGGGTACGATGCTACATGGAGTTCACTGTACGACTTCGCTCTTAAACCTCAGGTTTGGGGCACACTCATTAAAAAGTACGGCCCGTTAATGGAGATGTTCGAGTTCTTGCAGTTTGCAGGGGCCACTACTACCGTTAAAAGTCACACACAAGACGTTCAGATAGAAGGTTCTTATGAAAGGAGTATTACTCTTGGTGCTGAGGCTACTGCCGCAGCCGAGGGCGCAACTTTCACTTTCCAACTCAGTGCCGATGATTATGACACTACTACCTCACGTCCGTATCTTCTTGTAGATGACAAAATACTCATCCCCAAGACCTATGCAACACTTGATGGCGTAGCTGTTACCTATCCTATATGGTATCAGGTTCAGACAGTAGGTGTTTTTGGCGCAGACTGCACAGCGTTCCCTCTTGACAAAGACTATGGGATGTCAGCAAACATTCCTATCAGCACTGTCCTGATGGTATCCGGTGGTAACTACTCTCCCGGTTCAGACGGCCCCGGCTCGAAGAACAGCGGATGGTACGAAGACACCTTCTACACAGCCATTAAAAAGTCGGCTTTTGAAATCGAGGGTGGCGTACAGTCAACCGAGAGATACTATGACAACCTCATAGGTGGCGGACAGGGTATGTTTAGCAAGGCTTCTATCGAGGCTGACCTCAGGCTGAACTCAGACATCAACGACGAGATTCTGCTTGGTCATGTGCCCGATAACACTAACCTCACAATGGCTAACAGCAATAGCGTTAGTTCACTTGTTTACGGTACCAAGGGTATCCTTCCTCATCTTGAAGATGACGGTATGAGCCTCATTTATAACGGAACCTTCACTATTCCCGACTTCGATCAGATCAAGACAGCGTTCTTGTCACAGGGTGTTACTGATACCCGTGCCAACTTCTTCTGCGGACCAACACTCCACAGATATGTTGAGAACTCCGGTCTTGAGTTCCTGAAAGAATACAGCGGTGGAACCGACCTGATGGAGAACTACTCAGAGATGGGTATCGAACTTCCGGCCATCCGTAAAAATGGTATTCTCACTGTCCTTCACGAACTGAAGAGCTTTGCTAATCCCGTTAAGTACGGTATTTCGTCTTATGACTTCGACACACTTGGCTTCATTCTTCCCGAGACTAACGTAAACGTTAAGATGGGCGGAGCAGGTGCTAAGATGCAGAACGTTGTTCTTGGCTATAAGAACTACAACGGAGAGAACAGAACAAGAATCGTGAAACCCATCCCGGGTGTTAACGGCCATGCCTCTGCTCCTAACGTAGCGGTTAATAGCTATGATGAGTACAAGGTTCAGATGCTCTCAGAGTTCATGCTGATGTTCTTCAAAGCAAATCAGGCTATCTTAGTTAAGAAAGCCTAAGCTAATAATGGGAGGGGATTCTAACCCAATCCTCTCCCTTTTATTTTTAAACCAACACAGACAGAAATATGTTACTTGTAAATCAGAAACCCTTGCCTACAACGGCCAACGTAGACAGGAACCATGAGATGTACGGCTATATAAAAGAGTACGAGGATGGTATGAAGAAGCTCAGGACAGAGTTTCCTCTTGGCACAATCAAATTAAACAGAGTAGGTTACCCTAAGAAAAACAAAGGCGTAGCTAAACCTATTCCTACCTTCATCTGCCCCCTTGAATGGATGGCAGAAGGTGCAACCGGATCGGCATTGTGGAGTTACTGTAAAGGCACTCCTAAGATTATGCCCAATGGCTTGAATGACATACCCGAAAAGCACATCTCTATCAACGGTGCAGACCTTGTATTGGATTGGAAGAAGGATGCAGACTTTGCGTTCTTTATCTTCTTTAAAACACCACTCGTTAAGAAAGACGGAGTTAGGGGCACAATGGATATGTTCGCTATCAAAGACCCTGAGAGGGAAGCTATGAAGAGGGCTGACGCCAAGCGTGCTACGCTTGAGCTCACTAAGGCTGTTTACGATGGGCTTGTTGATGAGAACAAACTAAGGATAGTAGCAGCCTCATGGGGTGTTGCCAATGCTTATAAAGACTTGCCTGATTTAGTCAGGGAGAAACTTGAAACGACGGTCTTGGCTGCGGAAGCTAAGAAATCCAAAGAACCTAATAACATATCCTTAAGAGGAATAAAAGAGTTCTTGGAAGATGTCAAAGCTGATAGCGAAATAAGACGTAAAGCCCTTATTCAGTATGCTGTTGACGAAAAGAAAATAGAGTTCGACAAGTTCTCTATGAAGTTTAAAAACAAAGAGAGGGATGTATTAAGTGTCCCTGCTCAGTATCTCAATGACCGGATAACATATGCAGCATTTTTCTTTGGACAAAAGAACAGTGAGTGGCAGACGTTTATCAGGGAGGTCATTGACGAAGACTTACTTAACAGACAGGACAAGCGTGGCTTGTATTGGATATATGGTGAGCTAGGTCTTGACCCTGAAAAAAAGAAAGTCGAGGAAATTAGAGACGAGTTGGTAGCGATGCTCGTCGTTTAGGAATTTGTTTCTGTTGGTTTGGTTCCTGAGCCTCTCGTCGTGTACGGGGGGCTCTTTGTTTTGTCTCCAATTTAATCTATATTTGGGACAAGATTGAAAATAAATTTGGAATTGTCGTTTGGTTAACTTACCTTTGTCAATACCCATATTATAGAAAGTACTATTAAGTGTCGTATCAAAAAGACTTACTGAACCCTAAGTGGATAGCGAAACGCAATAAGATATTAAAGCGAGACGGGCATCGGTGCATTAAGTGCGGTGCTGAGAAACATCTTCAGGTACACCACACGTTTTATTATAAAAACAAAATTGCTCCTTGGCTATATCCTGAAGATAGTTTGTGGACGCTTTGTAGGGTGTGTCATAAGCAAATCCACATGGTTTATGGCATAATAATTAAGCCAAACCCCTTATCGAACAAGCCAAGTAAGAAAAAGAAGGAGCGAAAAAAGAAGACAAGACCATTGGCTAAGATACAAACATCAGAGCCAGTATATCGTCCCCGAAAAGTAGTCTAATATAGTTTGTGCCGTTTAATCGCAGTGGGTTAATGTTGCCAAACCACAATCTTCTGTTTTAGTTATCTTTGTTAAAAAATAAGGGATGGCTGTCTTAACAAATTTCACTACTGCGCTTGATACCTTTTACCAGTTATGGTCAACTTTAATAGATGTCAACCAAAAGCAGGCTGAGATAAAGGAGCAGATACTTCGTAAGTTACACTCCAAATATGATCTATTTTTTGCCTTGGGGCGGGATGGTGAGTATGCCGATGCGCTCGTGTACTATCAGGAGATGTTAGACCTGCTTGAGGTAGATGCTGAAGATGTGGCATGGGATGTCACCACGGCTAACCTACAGACGTTCTTTGGGGTAAGCGGGACATCTACATCATCTGCATTTCAGACGGCTGTATTTGCAAATCCACTGAACTTAGACGCTACTACCTACAAAGACTTTATATGTGCAAGCGTAACAGGGGCAACAACCATAAACCTAAACAGCAGTTCTAATGGAGATAGTGGCATGATAAAGTTCACAATGGATGCCGTAGGGGGATATACTGTTACTTTAGGGACTATGTTTACCGAGAGACTAGGTAGTACGGGGTTGGATGTTACGGCAAATGCTATAAACTATGTATCATGGAGAAACGTTGGAGGAGATTTAACCTATACGGTAGATATTGCTACTGCGGTATAATATTAATTTGTATGAGTATGATGGGATGTTTGGGTGTTTGGGTAACGGATGAGATAACTCCTACGGGGGATTATGTTAGCTTCTCATGTGTGGCAGACCGCACTATTGCCATAAACGTTGTTAATACCATCCCCTTCTATGTAGATTGGGACGATGGAATCATAAAACTATATAGCGATATTACCGATACGGCTAAGTTTGTTGGAGCAGGTAACGTTGTGAAACTATACGATGGGGCAAGCATAACCGACTTTAACATAGAACAAATAGATACGATATCGGGATTAGATAATATTACTGATTTACGTTCTATGGATTTGGGCATAAATGCTGAGACCATTGACTTTATCCCTGCCGCATGGAACCTTGAGACCCTTATATTGAAAATACCCAACGCCACAAGCGTGACAACGGACGCCTCATGGCCCTTGGTCTTTTTATTTATTGGGAATGCCTCGGCGCTAACAACCATAAACACATCAGCCACGTGGGTGAACCTTGATTGGGTAGAGATAGATGGTGGTGATGGTGGGGTATTAAGTTCCTTTATAGCACATCCTGAGTGGACCGCCATGTTGTATTTCCATATAACCGATATGGCACTTACCGAAACTGTTGTCAACAACATACTTATAGCCCTTGATGCTTCGGGAATGTCAGGGGGAGAAATAGACCTGTCGGGGGGCACAAGTGCAACTCCGTCCGGTGCTGGTGCTGCTGCCGCATCTAACTTAACAGGCAGGGGAAATGCCGTAATAACAAACTGATATGATAAGCTGCGAAAGTGTATATAATCTAATGCTCGACGTCTTAAGAAAAGACAAGCGTGGCCGTAGTGTGGATGTGGATGAGTTCAATAGGCTTATCGTCCTTGTCAATCAAAAGATATGGAACAAAGTTGTTAAGGACTTTGAAAGCAATATGAGTAGCACGTCAGACATGGCTATGTTCAAGATACTTAATGAGCCCATAACCATGACTTCGGGGGTAGGGGTGCTGCCTGCCGATTATTCAAGAATCATTGGGGAGCCAAGGGCTAATGAGGTTATAGACACCACTACTTATACACGTAGGGTAGACGTGATAAGTTCAATAGAATATACCCAAAGGGCGGTAGACTACCTGACACAACCCACAACTACTTATCCGGTGTGTGTCATCGGAGGCAACTACGCAAGGGAGATTACCGCTGCTGCAACTTACGGGGGAGGAACGAGCACGTTAATAACAGCGCCCCACCATGGACTTACCACGGGAGACGAAGTGGTGATCACGGGCACGGTGAGTTACAACGGCACGTGGGAGGTTACGGTAATAAGCGTTAATACCTTCTCTATCGCCACTGCATTTGTGGCCAATGAATATGGGGAGATGTACCTCACAAAAATATACGTGTATCCAACAAGCATAGCCACCCTTTATGTGGATTATCTAAGGGAGCCGGAAACACCGCTTTTGGATTATTACGTTGACGATACTACATTAGATTACACGTTCTTGCCTGAGGGGGAGAGCGTTGTTGTTCCCGTTGGGAGCACATACAGAGATGGTACCGCCGGAACAGGATCATCCGTGCAGTCTTCAACGTCTAACTTTGAGTGGGATGCTGATGCACTCCCGAATCTTATGGGTATCTTATTTCAACTGATAGGTATTCAGCTTACAGATCAGAATGTATATCAAGCAGGAACAATAGAGGAGGCTAAATGACAAAACAAGAATTACGCTCTACAATAAAAAACCTTCTCCCTAAACCGGACAAGGCTAACTCATACCATGACGCAGTAGTTGATCGTGCTATTGAGAGAGTTCTAAGTCAAATGATAACTGAAACATTTCTTAAGGGCGGAAATTTAGAGCCGTTTATGAAGAGATACGGTGATGCCGTTGCGCTTACTGTGACTGTTGATGCCATTACGGGCATAAATTACACCACTCTTCCGGCTGCGTTTATTCCACTGCCAGACAAGGCCTCGGGGGTGAGAAGAATTTATACAGTTCAGATGGGAGGAATGACATTCTACCCAATGGACTCAAGGGAAGCAGACATATTAGGGGGTAATACCTACTTCTCTACTGTTTCTAATAAGATAGGTTATGTGGTTTTCCCTACTAAGGTAGAGTACTTTGGCATGACTACGGCTATCCGCAATGCCGGAATACGCATGGACATCTGCATACCCTTTAGTGTCTATGCTGATACGGATACTGTAAACATTCCGGGCAATGCAAGTGCAGAGTTAATTAAGGGAACATTGGAATTGCTTGGCATAGTCCAACCAGAGGACTTAAATGATAACAACACTAACGTAAGGGAAAATGGACAGTAATTCTTTTGCAAACCTTAATGATATAGTTAATAGGTTTCTATTAAAGTATAAACTTCCTGCGGAGGATGCTATCATATTCACCGAACACGCTTGCGAATGCTATCGTAAAATAAGGGCAAGGCACTCTGACGCCACTACCACAAGAAAGGCGACGGTTACCTCGTTAGGTATAATAGAGATGCCCGATGACTGTATCACGGTCATTGACGTTATGATACCCATAAACGGAGAGTGGTGGTCTTCTACCTTAAGAAAACAGATGGTCAATACCACTACCATAGTAAATGGCGCAGAGACAAGGGATAGCACAGCCCAAGGTGAGGGTGTTGATATAGACGACCCCAACTACACAACCTACGGGGGGACGGGTGGCGCTAACGACTACTATCACATGGTAGACTACGATGCACGAAGGATATTTTTGGATGGTGTTACTACTGAGTATGTAGTTCTTATTATGACTACTTCGGGTATTAACTTAGACGGAGACACTTTAGTCCCTGAAAAGTGCGTGCCGAGCATTGACGCCTATATGTATTGGAAGAAGGCATGGTGGGATGGATCACCTATGAATGAGAAGATGTACAGGGAGAGAGTATTCAATGACGAAATTCAGGAATTAAGGCTGATTAGTTTTATGCCGAGCGCAAGCCAACTCAGGGATATATTCAATAGCACAACTACACAAGCACCTAAAAGATAGTGGGAGAAATTAAGCAAAATATAAGTTTTGTTGGTGCGGGACTTGATACCGATAGTAATCTCTCGTATATAACTGCGGGAGACGGGCTTATAAGGCGTAACATTCTCATAGGTGAGGATGGCGATAACGGTCGTATTACCAATATGAAGGGTAACGAGGCCGTTACTGTCTCGGTAAACAACGAAGACTATGTGGGTTCTTACCATAACCCCGACACCCGTTACACATATTGGTTAGGCCATGACGCACCTACTTCGACTAATACATTAGTTAAATACCACGTTGACACTAAGGTGGCTACGGTCATCTTTGAGGATACGGCCAATTACTTTGAAATTGACCCCACTCATAAGATGAAGGATTGGGATATGATTGGAGATTTGCTGTTCTTCAATCCCCAAACCAGTGAACCCAAAATGATAAACGTAGTCATGGCTGAGAACTACACTACTTATAGTGCATGGTCAGACTCGGCTACCTATGTCAATGGCGATACAAGACGATACTTCGGGGGTGTTTATACCGCTAACACTAACGTAGCGGCAGCCGAGAGCCCCGCTACTAATCCTGAAAAGTGGGATAGGATTGGAGACTCTTATGACGACTACAATAACCAATTCGACATAGCGTTTAATGTTATTAAGAAGCCCCCAACTGCACCTACATTCGTATATGGCTCAGATAACGACCCTGATGCCCTAACAACTACTGAGTCTCCGATCTTAACAAGGGAGATAAATAACCTCAGAGGTAAGATGTTCAGGTTCGCCTCAAGATATATCTATTTTGATGACTCTAAGTCGGTATATTCGGCATTATCTTCTGTCACCCGACCAATTGATGACGAGCAGTACGATGGTGAGATATTAGAGGACTTAACTACCAACAACAAGCTAACCCTGACGGTTGATTTAGGTCATGCCGCATTGGTTCAGTATGTGGAGATAGTCTTTCAGGAGATTGACGGTGATTGGAAGGTAATGACCACGCTTGATAGGCAAAATCCAGATAACATAGATAATAGTAGTGTTGCCTACGATTTCTACAACGACAAAGCCTACGAAGCGGCAGACAATGACCTTATTGACATCATATACGATGCAGTACCCAAGAAGGCCAACTGTCAAGAGATAATTAACAAGAACATACTTTGCTACGGTGGAGTGACCGAGGGGTTTGATAACATAGACAAGTATGACTTGGATGTGTCTATGTCAGTAGCAGAGTCAGAGGTAGTCGAATCATCTACGCCGCAGACAATAAGGCACGATAACGTCTCCGCAGATTTAGGCAGCGAGCAGGTTAGGCCAACATCTGACCCATGGGAAAACTATGCCACTATTGATGTGTCAGACTTTGGATCATGGGGGCTTACGGCGGGTGATGTTTATAAAATTACCGTTGACGGTCAGACGAACATTGTGACACTTGGCGCTGACGATATTGACACTGTTGCCCACTTATTAGCGGCTATGGCTAATGCTGCCGTCAGTATGGCTCCTATTGTGTGGGCAAGGTCAGACCTTGAGCAGCTATGGATAGGCGCCTACGAGTTCTATCCAAGCATAACCACTTCCATGTTTTATGAACCGTCAGCAGCAACGAGCGACATAAGCAAATATAGTACCTTTAAATCCGGTGCAGTACATCCTTTCTGTATATACTATTATGATGAAGCCCTCAGGCGTGGTGATTCCCAAGTGTCGGAGGACATGAAGGTCTATGTGCCTACGGTGAATGAGTTAGGGGTAAGCACGGTTAATTATAGGGAGAGAATAAGTTGGTCTGTCAATCATACACCCCCAAGTTGGGCTAAGTACTGGAGATGGGGATATGCGGGTAATACTTTATGTAGTTGGTTTGTGCAATACGTTATTACCGACGTAGATGACGCAGATAGTACGGATGCGTTATTTAACAACAAGACCACACTTGACATTACGCCACTTCAGACCTTAAAAACTACTGAGACAGCGGGGTGGAATAAGTTTCCTGAGTCTATTATAGACCCCTACGAGTGGCAGAGGGGCGACAGGGTTAGGGTCATAACCGAGGCATCGGGAGTGAGCTTGGGAGCCCCCATTGTTGGCATATATGATTATGAAATATTAGAGTATGATGATACGTCTAAGAAAATAGTTATACAGTCCACTAATCTAAAGGCTCTGCAAAATGCGGGTGCGGGAACGCTTATAGAATTATATAGACCACTTGCAGTGGGAGAAAAGCTGGTTTACTATGAATTTGGATCATTGATGCCCATAGTTGACGAGTATCATTGGGGAACAACACAGAATCAAACAGTGTCGGTACCTGCAACGGGAACGTTTAGCGAGGGAGACGTGTATTTGATAACAAGAACACCGTCTCAGCCAATAGATACCACTGTGGGATACTTTCACGAGAGCGCATGGTATTCGGACTTCTACCTATCTGAAGAGTGGTCGAAGGGTAAAATAGGGTTTGAGAGCACCTTTGGTGAGGTATATTTGAATATCATCAGATACTCTAACCAATATCTTCAGAATACGAAGGTAAATGGACTCTCTACCTTTGAAGCCTTGTCCTACAAAGAACTCAACGATCTCTACGGAGAGATTAAGTTTATGGTTGAGAGTGGCGACACTCTAAAGGTGTATCAAACTATTAAGTCAGCTTCGATACAGATAGGGCGTACCGAGTACACGGACACTACGGGCTCTACTCAGGTTGTGGCAAGTGACAAGATATTGGGCTCTATAAGGTATTCGTTTACCAACTATGGTACCGTTTATCCAACGAGCATAACCCAAAATAACAGATACATCTACGGCTTCGACATCTTCAACGGAGTAGTATGGAGGGATAGTGCTAATGGACTGTTCCCTATTAGTGGGAGGTACGAGGCCGCTGATGCAGGTGGTGACTATAAGATGCAGACCTACTTCAAGTCTAAGGCTGCGGCATTACTAACGTCAGGCATAAGCAATACCTTAGTTCAGACAGTGTACGATGAGGAGTACAAGATGTTGTACGTGTTATTCTCTGATTCTCTTACTCCGGCTAACAATGATGTGATAGCCTATCACGAGCCGAGCAACAGGTGGATATCTTTTTATGACTTTGTTATTCCCAATACAGATGATCCCCCTTGTTGGGTGCAGTCAATAGGGATGTCGTTTCTGTCGTTTGCTCCTATCGCTGCCGAGTCAACGACTACTGAAGCTGCTACAACCTTAGAAGAAGATAACACATCTTCGGTATGGCGACATAACTCAGACAATGTTGATAGGTGTAGTTTTTATGGTACTACTCAGGATTGCGTGGTACAGATTGTGGCCAACGAAAACGGTGGAGAAGTAAAGATATTGGATAGTTTGGAGATACACAGCAATAAGTTGTGGAGTGCTGTTATAGAGATTCCAGAGAACATAAACTATTACCGAGGAATGTACTCTATAGTACCCAAAACAAGGTTTAGAAAGCGTGAAGGTATCTTAATGTCAGAGTTTATGCGCAATGGATTGACCACATCGGGGGCTATCAGAACCTTGGACTATCTTAATGGAGAGGCACTTAGAGGATATGCCGCTAAGATAACTCTTACCAATGATGACACCACTAAGGTATCGTTGTTGATGGTGAATGTGAACATGAGTAACAGTAAAGTGTGAATTAGTTATCTTTGTTAAAATATATAGTATATGGTACCATTATTGGCAGGCGGACTTATATCGGGCGGACTTAATCTTGCGAAGGGAGTTTTTGGGGCAATACAGGGGATAAGCGCATCCAGGAAACTTAAAAACTTAAAAGCCCCTGCCTATGAGAGACCTGACGAGGCTAATGAACTTCTTGACCTTTACAGGCAGAGGGCATCAGTATCACAACTCCCCGGTCAAGACGCTATGGAGTCTCGTATGGATGCGGGGGTAGCTTCTTCGGTGGGAGCCGCAGAGAGGGTAGCCCCGAGTTCTGTGTCTGCATTAGGGGCGGTTACAGATGTTTATGGTAAAAAACAAGATGCGATAAGAGATTTGGCGATAACTTTTGCTGGCTATAAGGCCGACAGACAAGGTGAACTTGGCGGTGCGCTAAAAACCTCAGCCGACTATACCGATAAGGAGTTCGAGATGAATAAGTGGATACCATATCAGACAAAGATGAACGAACTCACATCTCAAAAACAGGAGGGGTTCGCTAATCTCTTTGGTGGGTTAGAGGGCATGGCGTCAACGGCCACTAACCTGATAGGCACTCAGAGTTACTTAGATGTACTGAAGGGATTGGGCAGCGACCCGACGGGAGGCGGATTTGGTCAAACAACCAACACTACTGCTGCACAGACATCGGACTTACAGGGTAATGCCAATAACGCAAGAATACCTAACATATTCAATAGATAATGGCATCATTTGACATCTTATATACGGGCAAGGATTCTGCGGTTAAGATACCCGACTTCGACAAACTTGAAAGGTCAGAGTCTAAGTTCTATGACAATATTGTTAAGGGTCAGGAGCTTAAATATTCAGAGGAGAAGGCTAATGAGGCTGACTTCCTAACGGCTATGAAGACTAACCCCGTACTGTTAATTTCAGATGCTAACAGGCAGAGGCAGGCGGGCGCACTTGAACAATATAACAATGAGTGGGGCTCTAAGTGGGCGAAGCAAGGTAGGCTATCCATGCAAGATAAGATAAAGATGCAGTCCCAAAAGGAGGCATTGACTATGACTCAGAATACCATGCTTGCTGATGAAAAGAGATGGCAAGCCGAGAAGGAGACGATAGATAAGGATATAAGGGGCTTTTACGATAAGAAACAGTTTGAAGACGCCACTAAGCAGTTCTACGAAACAGGAAAGTACCCGAGTTCGGGGCTTGTCGCTGTTCCGCAGGAGTTTGTGTCTCGTTTGCAGAAGATAAAAGGTCATGGTGAATTGAGGACGGTAACGGGCAAGGGTGGATCTACTGTTGATTATGAGTCTAACATGACTCTTGATGAGGCTAAACAGCTTGTAGTATCCGAGTTAATGAGCAACGAAGGGTCTCTAATGAGAGCTGTTAAGGATTTTAATAATCAACCTGACTCTGAGATAGCCAAATACTTTGAGGACAGTAATAATAATGGTATTATAGACCCTGCCGAAAAGAAATCTCAACTTGACGAACCAAAGAACCTAAATAATCCTATTCTAAAGTGGGCTCAGGACTTCTACGGTAATCAGGTAAGGACAGAGAATCCGGGCCCGTCTAAGAGACCTTCGGGATCAGGTAGTGGTAACGGGTTCAGCATAGGTTTCGGTGGTAAGACAATAAAGTATAATCCCGTTGACCCGATAGACACTACGATAGGAGACAGAAAATACAAGCATTGGAACTATGTAAGGCTAACGGGTGATGAAACTAACCCTCAGTATCCTGTATCTTTAAATAAGGCCACGGTGCTTAAGAATACGGGGAGTGGCACGTTAAATAGGAATACTACGATACAAGATGCTACGTTAACTGGATTTGGGTTAACCCCATCGGGCGATGTAGAAGTAACGTTCTTAGTGCCTACCGATAATTGGACAAAGATAGGCTTAGGCAAGGGGTCTGAATTATCTATACCCATTAGTGAAGCGCCTGAGTACGGAGAGATAACCGTTAAATATGAAGGCAAGAACGTTAAGTTAAAAGACTTAGCAGGGACAAAACAGACCCAAACCAGCAAACCTAAATTATATTAGGATGGACGACAAATTAAAGACATTATATAACAACCTTAGTGGCTCCTATGACCTTCCTGATTACGAGACATTCGCTCTTGATATGCAGGATAGTGTTAAGTCAAAGAAACTCTATGACAATCTTGTAGACTCTTATGATCTACCCGACTATGATACGTTCGTGGGGGACATGGGGCTTAAAAAAAAAGACCAAACTTTTTTGCCTACTCCGGGAAACTTGCAAAAAGATTTTCAGGAGCGGCCAGAAGATTTTTCAGTAGTTCCTTCACCATCACCATCCGATAAACGAGATACGTCCGTTGGTGGTGACCTCTTAAGAACTCTAAAATCCACTTCACTTAAAGCATTAGGTGGCATAGCCGGACTTCCTGAGTTAGCCGATAGAACTATTGATAGGATATTCATGTATCCCATTGCTAAGGCAATGTCTCCTGATGCAACTGATGAGCAGATACAGATAGGTCTTGACACTATGAGCGAAGGTACGTTTATGGGTTCACAGTTAGAGGCAGTGTCCAATGTAGGAGAAGGTATACAAACCAAGCTAAATAAGGTCGCACAGCGTACCGATGCCCGCATGAAGCAAATTGAGGGAGGTATCATTGAGAATTTTAAGAGTGGTAACGTTGGTGAGGGCTTTGAGCAGTTGGCAAGAGGAGTGGTTGGTACTATTCCTTATCTTGCAGAGGTAGCAGCTACCGCAGGGGCGGGTACTCCCGCAGTTCTGTCTACCATTGGGGCGACCGCTGCATCACAGCAGTACGGAGACATCAAGGGCAGAGAAGACCTTAGTGAGGGGAAAAAGATACTGAACAGTTGGATGTATGGAGGGTTTGAGGCCACAGGGGAACTCGTTACCGCAGGTATATTAAATAGAACGTTCAGGGCTGTACGTGGGGCAGGTAAAGACGTACCCAAAGAGGTTATTGATAATATGGCTAAGTCCATAGCTAAGAAGTTCGGTTTAGTTGCTAAGGAGGGAACAGAAGAGGCGGGATCAGAGATGGCTACCCAAATAGGACAGAACCTTACGGCTATGGCTACGGGCGAAGACCCTAACAGAAGGCTCTTTGATGGAGTATGGGATGCAGGCCTGATTGGATTTATCCCCGGTGCTGGCTTTGGTTCTATACAGGCTGCCGTAGGTGGCCGTGCCGTTGCTACACAGAAAGAGGTAGATAAGGTTAATGAGAGCCACGAGAAACAGGCTACTATAATAGAACAGATAGAAACATCTGAGACTCCCGCAGCAAAAGAAGCCTTAGAGGGCGAACTCGCAAGACTCAAAGACGAAGAGTATGCCGTCATAGATAAAAATATTGAGATAGCACAGGGACTTACCGATGAGGCTAAAATAGAAGCCGGTAAGTTACAAGCGGCAAGGACTGAGTTGCAGTCTAAGTTAGAGAGTGGGGAGATTGCTGAAGAAGAAATACCCACCATCGAGGAGTCTGTTAAGAGTATTGATAAGCAGATTGAGGAGATAAGAACTGCCCCCGAAAGTCAGGTAGTTGTAGAACCGGAGGCCGAGGTAGTCCCCGAACCTGTTGCTGAAGCTAAGGCTGAAGAAGAAGCTAAGGCTGAACCCTTAAAAACTAAAGAAGAGATTACCGCCATTAGTGACAGAATGGGCGAGATAGAAAAGATTGCGGGAGCGGAGGGGTATAGGTTTGAGATAGAGCAGGATGCCGACCCCGACATGACTACCGTAAATGTCTTTACGGGAACTAATCAGCAGATAGGCGTAGATGAGTTACACGAGGGCATAAAAGAACTGCACGATGAATACACTGAACTCGTCCACGAATGGGGAATATCGGCAGAGTTAGAAGAGCCAACTGTTGCAGAAACAGCACAAATTGAGGCTAAGGCCGAGGAAGCCCCTATGGTGGAAGAAACGGCACAACCCGAAACCACAGAACCTAAACCTAAAGTATCTATTGGTGAAAAGACTCCTGCCACTAAGGCTGAACGTAAAGTATTAGGCATAAAATCAGAGACAGCCTTTACTACCCCTATTATGCAGGGTGAAACAGAGATAGGCAAAGTTACAGTAGAGGATACCGATGAGGGGTGGAGGATAAAGTGGATAGACACTGACGGAGCTCGCATAAAAGACCCTACTACAAGGGGTACGGGTAGAGAGGCCATGAGGCTAATTAATGCCGAAGCACAGAAGGTGGGCAAGGTTGTAATATCCGATGTAGTGGGTAAAACGTCCGATCAGGCTACGAAGGCATGGGATAAACTTGTTGAATCGGGCGATGCAGAAAAGGTTGGCGAGGGGTATAGGTTTATACCACAAACTACTGAATCTATAGAACCTAAAGTAATATCTCAGAATCTTGGTATAAACTACATAGGAGAGACCGAGGGCTTAGAAAACTACTCTACTGAGGTAAACGGTGAGACCTATAACTTCACCACTAAGACGGGGGCTACTGAAGGCGAAGTGGCTAAACTCAGGGATGAGATAGTTAGAAATGCCACAGAGAGACCGAGTAACATAGAGGAAACTATACGAAAGATAGAAGATGCGGCTAAGGCCGAATCCACAGAACCTAAACTACCTGAACCTCCTATTGAGGAAGCTAAGGTAGAAGAGAAAGAGCCTACACGTAAATATGAGATAGGTAGAAAAGTAGTTGAGGATAGCACTCTCCCTGATGAGGTTAAGTCAGACCTATTAGAGAGAGGAATAGAATATGTCCCAAGGGGAAGAAAATACACCGATGCAGAAGCTAATGAACTTGTGTCTCTTTACGAAGGAGTAGAAGGAGGGTTGGATAAGTTAGCTTCAGTGGTTTACAACCTATCCAACGATATCTTGCCGGATACGAGAACTGTTCTTAATGTTTACATAGCTGACAGGTACTCTAAGCAGTTGAATGACGCCACAACCACAGAAGATAGACTAAAAATAAGGACTAAATTGGCCGATGCTTTTGTTTTTGGTCAGGAGCAGGCTAAGATAGCAGGTCAATGGGTAGAGAGCCAAAAAAAGTGGAAGGATATATTAGCAAGAGACCCCGAAGCTGTTATTGTTATTAAGCGTAGGGCACAGTCTAAGGACAACGACATTGCATTAGAACCACTTAAAGAAGATGTAAAGACTGCCAAACAGATGCTCGATGAGCTCCTTAACACGGATGAGTTCAAACAAATCATTGAGCAGAAGGTAGGCGAAGAAATAAACAAGATAGGCACTAAGAAGTTCGGGGCTACGGACAAGAAGAAGATAGATGACTTCTTTGACTCCTTACTTATCAAGACCGACAAAGCCTTTGATGCTACCGTTGGTATCCCTATTGCCGTTTACAACGGGGCCATGCTGACCATAAAGAAAGCTGTTTTAACGGGGGTGGACTTGGTTAACGCCATAGCGCAGGCCGTTGATTACATAGATAAGTGGTATAAGGAAAACTATGCCAAGGGCACTATCCCTTCTCCTGATTGGAATAAGGATGACTACTCTGCCCAAATGAGGGAGGTGCTAAAACCCTTAACCAAGAAGGTAAAGAAAATTAAGTTTAAGATACCCAAGAGTGCAGAGCAATCCATAGTAGATAAGATATATGCTAAGATGGAGGTTGCATCCAAGCCTCAACTACGGAGACTTATTCAGGGTTACGTTGCTGAATTGGAAGAGAGTGGCGTTGTTACAGAACAGAAGTTTAAGGACATCTTTGCAAGGGCTATTGGGTTAGATGTTCTCTCGGTAGAGGATGAACAGGTTATAAGGTTAGCCGGACAAAGCATTAATCATGCCCGCAAGAAGGCCGACAGGCTTATGGAGAAGTTCAGCGAATATCTCCAAGAGGCACAGTCCGAAAAGCCCGACAAGGCTAAGTTAGCCCAAATAGAAAAGGACATTGAAATAGCCAAGGCCGAAGCCAAGAAGTCAAGGTTAAGTGCTCAGAGGGCAGCTAAGAAGTTAGATGATATATTAGCAGAAGAATCTACTCTTGGACAGACTGTTATGAAACTTGTCCAAGCCGGTTTGCTTACCCCGATATCATTGGTGTCTAACATCGTTGGTAACATATCATTCCTTCCGTTCAGGGGGCAGGCCGCAATGGCTGCCTCAGCTTTAGATGCCTTAGTTTACGGTCTATCCAAAGCCTATACACCTATTATTAAGAGAATAGATGTTACCAAGAACCCAAGGCTCGCAAGAATACTCAAAGGGCTACCCGAGCCTAAGAGGGTTTATAACAACTTTGCTTATGCAAGAGGTTATGGTAGGGGTTTTGTTCGTGGTGGCATTGAAGGATTAAGAGGTTTGGTCGAAGGACAGTCGCCAGAGGACTTACAGAAAAGGGAGATATCCAAAGGACTTGAACCTATAAAAGCATTACTAAGATTCAGGGATACGCTTAAAGGCAAAGAACAACTTAAGTTTGATAGGTTCTTCTCTGATATGTTAGAGATGTTGCCCGCAGGGTACATGGGTGAGGCAATGTTCCGTGCCCTTAACTTGGGTGACAAGCCGTTCCGTAGGGCAGCAGAGAACGCAAGGCTATATGAGATAGCATCCCTTAAGGGTCTGTCGGGGAAGCAAAGAGAGCAGTTCTTAATGAATCCCGATGCCGAGTCTATGTCTGAAGCAAAAAAGGCGGGGGACATTGCCGTATATCAAGAGGATAGCATAATATCTAATTGGATTAGGAACTTAGATACCTATCTTAAGCGTCAGGGGGCAGACGACAAGGGTAAGGAAATATCTATAATAGTTAAGGCTATGGTTTATCTGCTCAGAACCACGTCGGCACCTTACATTAAAACACCTATAAACCTTGCTAACGAAGCTATTGAATATGCTACTCCACTATACTCATTAGGACGTGGCATTGAGAGGGTAACAAAGGGTGACAGGCGAGGGGCTCTTGACTACTTCGGCAAAACAATAGTGGGATTAGAAATACTTGCTATTGGGTCGTGGCTAATCAGGGAAGCATTACTTACATCTCCCCCCGATGATGACGAAAAGGTGCGTCAGGCACAGTTCGAGGGTCGTGGTGCTTACAGATTAAACATCTCTGCATTATGGCGTAGGCTTGGCGGGGGAACGAGTGAGTGGAAAGACGGAGACCGAAATTGGAGCATACAGAGGTTTGGGGTATTGTCTATGATACTCATGGGTATAGCCAAGGCATATAAAGACACCCCCGTAAAGGAAATGGATGAACTTGGCATGATACAGAGGAACATAGCGATGATGCCATCTATTATGGCAGGTTCTCTTGACCAAGCCTTCCTGTCGGGGACATCTACTGCACTGCAAGCCATCTTAGAGGGTGGCCCGTCAATGGATACATGGTTGGTGAGTTCATCAAGGGCGTTATCGGCAGTTGTTTATCCTAACGTACTTGGTCAGGTTAGCCAAACATTCTTTGACGACAACTATATTAAGGAGGTTAAAAATATGTATGACGAGGAGAAGGCTCTTGGTCAGCAGATTAAAAATACCTTTAAGGATAGAATGTTCATGGGCAAAGACCTACCTAACAAGATCAGCGTGTGGGGCGAACCCGTATTGAGGGTTCCCGAAGGTCGTAACTGGCCGTATATGCTGTTCGATACCCGCAAGGAGGTTAAGTATCAGAAGTCATCCTTTGGCGTGAAGATGTGGGAGTTCTATGATAGGTATAGGTTTATAGACGAAGACAGGGCTAAGGTAATATTACCTTCACCTCCGAGTGCAAAGACTGACGTGGGATGGGATAGCAGAAACATGACCTCGCAGGAGGTAGAACAACTGCTTATGAATGTAGGCCGTAGGCGTAAGTCTTATGTAGAATACTTTATGAACTCAGCCGAGTGGGAGGCAATGTCAGAGGAGGAGAGAATAGATGAACTTCAAATCATCTATCGTGAGGCCGCATCTCAGGTTAAGGCTCAGATGTTTATGCTTGACATTTTACAGAAGGGCTATCCCGATGCGTGGAAGGTTATCTATGACAATGGACTAATACCCGTACCAACTAAGACCGTTAAGATAAAGGCCGGAGAACGGATTATTACACTTGAAGGTGAAGATGCTGCTGAATACTACGATATGGTTCAGAGATACTTTGGTGAAATGGCTGATGGTAACATAACGTGGGCTAAGGGAGCCAAGTTGTCAGAGGACGAACTGATGTCTCTCACTGAATCACTAAATAGTATGTGGTTAGGTGCGAAACAGATGGCTAACGGTGACTATTTGGCTAAGGACTAATCCAAATAACATAAAATTATAGATTGATTATCTTTGTAAAAACATATTAAAAATGAGTGAATACAGATCAAGCGGAAGAGTAGCATCATTAATATTGGATGATGTCTATGAAAGAGATATAACGATATTAGACTTCTGTCCGCTTACGGACTCAGTTTTCAACGACGGCACGGCCAAGAACACTGCCCTCAGGGATCAGATGATGAGGAATGGCTTTTACGTCAAGCCCAACACCGATGGCGACCTCTACGTTATTACCGTAAAAGCCTACGAGGATAACAAATTTTCGTTTACGGGACTACAAGCGGTGAACCTTAACGGCAAGGCCGGAGTATGGGAGCCTGTATTGGTTGTTAAGGTGTTCTCACAGATGGCATCTACCACTACCACTGACAGCGAGGGCGAAGTATGGTTCTCTAACTCTGCATCTGACTTCATAAACATAGGACTCTCAAGATCATAGTCTCAATTATTATAACCTATCACGGAGAGGGGCTACCCTTTCTTATGACGTGCCTCAACCAAATACGAGGCACTTCTGTTGTTGATGAGATTATAGTAGTAGACGACCGTTCAGAGATACCCCTACCTGAAATAGAGGGGGTAAGAGTAATAAGGAATATAACTAACGTAGGTGTAGGGGCATCATTTGATGTAGGAGTAGAAGCAGCAAGAGGAGATAACATTATCCTTACAGCCTGCGACATGAGGTTTGCGGATAATAATTGGTTAAGTTTGTTGGTTTCGGATATAGAGGCTAATCCAAAGAGCCTAATCTGTACTTCTTGTGTGGTATTAGGTGAGGCAGATCAACAGATAAGACCCGATAGAAAGAAAAGCTACGGAGCAACTATACTGTTCTACCACGACCGCAAAACCAACCCTAAAAAGCACCGCAAATTCAGGGGCATAATAGAGGCACAATGGTATCCCAAGCAGAAAGAAACTATTTACCAAATACCCTGTATTTTAGGTGCGTGTTATGGCGTTAAGAAGTCATGGTATCAGCACATTGACGGCTTTTGGGGACACCGGAAGTGGGGTACGTTAGAGCCTTACATTAGTTTAAAAAGTTGGATGTTTGGCGGTAGCTGTCTGATAGACCCACGTATTGAGACAGGGCACATCTTCAAACGTGCAGGAGCTCACGGAGTTGTGCAAGACGACCTGTATGTCAATAAGATGATAGTGTCTAAGCTGCTGTTCCCTGATAGCGATAAGATGATAAGGTTTTTGGGCAACAACGCTTCAGTTCAGAGGGCTACGACGATAGTCAAATCCATAGAACATAACCTATTGTTAAAGAGAGAAGGGTATAGGGAGAAGACTGTTTATCCTATTGAGTCTTTTGTTGAGAGGTGGGGCATTGACTTCAACGACAGAAATCCATAATTTTCTGTTTTGAGTATCTTTGTGAGCATAAAGCAAAGGTAATGCAGTTAACATTAACAAGCCGTCATACAAAAATTGTAGAGTTTACACGGGTTGGTATTAACCCCAAGGTGTTTGGGTTATCAAGCACTCATCCTGTTATATTACCATCGTTTGCGAGTGCAAGAATAGACAATGCCACACCTAACATTATCACGTTAACATATAATGCTCCGCTTGATGAATTATATGACCCTGATACGTCATACTATAGCGTTACGGCTAACTATGTTATGGAAACTAACGTCGTTGGGTCAACCGTTGTATTAACGTGTCTGCTTAGCTATGCCTATGGGCAGGTTGTGGCCGTTAGTTATTACCCGCTGCCCGATGCCCAACGGCTATTGGGCGCTAACGGACTTTATGCGGCTGGTTTTATAGATAAACACGTTGCCAACAATATATTACCCACAACAGTTACCGTAGACAGCACAATTATTACCGTAGATAGCGGGACAATAACATCTGATAGAATATGAAAAAGCTACTGACATTATTAATATTACTACTGGTTGGAGTTACCTCTTATGGGCAGCTTGATTCCGTAAACATAGGGACAGCCGCTAATGCGGGTAATGGTGATCCGCTAAGAACAGCAATGATAAAGCTAAATGCAGGGATAAATCAACAGAATTATCTTAACCTACACCTGCTATTGCCCGCCGAGGTCGCAATACTTGACGGAGCATTGGTCTCAACCACAGAACTTAACCGATTAGTTGGTGTAACATCTGGAATACAGACACAGATAAACCTTAAGGCTAATATAACATCTCCTACATTCCTTACATCTGTAATTCTTCCCGCCACTACTTACTTCCCTGCAT